GCTCCGTCATACCTTCCATTTCGGCTGCGATAGTCGCTGCGTCTTTTTCAAGTAAGCCGGCACTAGCACTTAGATCATTTGCCTGTGTGCCTATGTCAGTAGGTGTATTTGGGATTGGTGCAGAGTCGGTGTTGCTTGGCTTAGGCTTGTGCTGTTCGCCAAACGCGCTTTGTACGCGCTTTTCAACTTCTTTAAATCGCTCTGCGACTGTTTTGTTTGCAAACGATGGGTCTTTTGCGAGCTTGTCATCAATAACCTTTGCCATATCCCACTTATCAACGTCATTTTGCATCCACTGCTTTAAATGCTGTGATTGCGCAAACGCTTCTTGCACTTCATTTTGTGAAGGTGCTTGTGGTGTTTCTGGCGCCGGCTGGTTCTTTGAACCGTATTGCTGAATTTGGCTAGCTAACTCACTAACTAATTCGCCAAGCTCCGGATATTCATCTTTAATACGCTCCATTAGCTCAGGATCTTTAAGCATTTCACCTGGCAGTTTGCGTGGGTCCATACCAGCCTCTTTTAACTGGCTGCTGTGTAACTCTGCTACACGTTTGGTTTCCTCAAACTGACTTTCAAGCTCTGCTTTTTCTTGGGCGATACGTTGTTTTTCGGCTTCGGCTGCTGCTGCGCGCTCACGCGCTTGTGCTAGCACTTCATACGGCAAACTGTGTTGACCGTTTTTACTGCTAACGTCCGTTGCTTCAACGTAATACTTACCGTCAATTTCAACAAAACCTTCTGGTGCTTCACCCTCTTTGGTTGACGACTCCCCTTCTACGTCTGTTTTAGCTGGTGCTTCGCTTACTTCCTGCTTTGGCTCTGCTGCAGGTGCCTCTTGTTTGGTTTCTACTACAGGCTCTTTTTCGCCATCTTCGCCACCAAACAGTGTTTCACCATCAATATCTAGGCCTGCTAATGCCGCCTCGATTTCTTCATCAGTGCCATTTGCTAATATCTCGTCTAATTCATCCACTTTATTACCCCATCGACCATTTAACGTATGGTTACGAAAATTAAAATTTAGGCGTATCGCTGCCCCTGCGAGTTTGTGCATCGCACAAAAAAGCCGCCTTGATTTCTCAAAGCGGCTTCGTTTCTGCGTAGTACGTTATGTATTACTGTCTATTGGTTTGCCCATATTCTGCTTGCTAGCGTTTCGGCGTAGGCTTCCATAAATCCAGCCTGCTTAACCATCCTTGCCTGCTCCAAATCATCAAGCGTTTTAAATATTTCATTACCATGAATAAAAGCGTTAAGTGCTTTTATCTTAACAGTTAGCTCTTTGTGCTCGTCTTTCATTCTCTTTACGTGGTTATTACTCATTACAATTAGCCTTATCTGTATGGTTTGCGTAGCTTTACGTTTAAATCACCCCAACTGACACACGCTATCTTTTGGTTGTTTTTATATGGCTCAGGCTTTAGTACGCCATTAGGATATTTAACTGTTGCCGGCTCAAACGCTGGCATTATGTATTTTAAAAACCAGTGCTTGAGTATGTTCATGCTTACCCCTCGTGAATGGCTTGTTTAACGATAGCGCTGAAAATATAGTCTTTGGCTTGCTGCTCTACTGGTAAATGATGAAATGGCACCATACATGGGTGCTCTTTTTTATTGGCATCTTTCACTTTGCCATACTTCCAGCCAGCAACTACCTTTTCAGCCATCCAGCTATCGTGAGAAGCACTAGCCGGTGCGTCAGGGTTTAATATATGAAACGCAACACCTTTTATCGCTGAGTCAATCTGCCATTGCGGGGCCATTTCCCAACTAGGCTGATCTTCGCGCAGCGCTGAACAGTAGGCGCGATTAACTTCGTGACACATCTTTGCAATAGCTTTTATTTGCTCCATGTGCTCTGCTGGTATGTGCTCAATGCTTTCTAATTCATTACTCACTTTCAATTACCTCAATGCCAAGTACAGCCACTGTTGAGCCGCTTACAGTTGCCTTAATGCCTGGCGCTGTTGAATTTGTTTCATAGCGCCAGCCTTTATGATAAATAGCTAAGCCGCCGTCATTAGAAGTTGGCTCGCCATCCGTTTCATGGATAAACACATCAACTTCACTTTTGTTTTGGATTTTAAGCACTGTGCCTGCTGGTATCTGCGGTAAATTTGGTTGTGCGTTAAGCAAAGCCAAAACATCGTTTGTTGTTTTAGGCTTAATTGTAATGTTAGGTCTTTGGGCCATGTTTATTCCCCGTTAAATTTTAAATATTCGCGGACTTCTCAGCGTCCAATTTAGGTTTGAACCGTAACCTTGAATAGATGGTTTAATGTAAGTTGAGTTGCCTACGTTTATGGGTGGAGTTGATATTCTGATTTCACGCTGGGTTGTCACACCTGCGGGGGGTTGAAATTGGAACTTAGCAGTTCCGGCGTTCGAATCTTGTGTGTTAAATGCGATTGAAAATGTTGAAATATCTTCGCTATTCTCTATTGAAACGATTGCATCGAATATGTAAGTCTCATTCGGTTCAACTGTCACATTAGGGCAAAGCACTCGCGCTTGTGTGGTTGGTGACTCTGCTCCGGTTCTAAACGAAATAACACCATCGCTAACAGAAGCGCCAACACCTGTGCCACTCCCTGTCCCACCATCAGTAGGATCGGGATATTGCACAGTCCATGAAGTAGGCATTTCACCCGTACCACCATATATAACCGCGCCGTCATTACCTTCAAATTCAGGGTTTGGAGCAAGGTTCATAATATCGCCACAGCCTGAATCAAAGTGATCATCTACAGCTTTTGCAATGTTTTCACCGATCAAATAAGCACCGCGCGTGTTTGGATGCAAATTATCAAGCGTTACATCATCGTAATTTTCAGCAGTAACCGCGGCGTTAAATGTTGTGTAGTCGTCAACGATAAAACACTTATTGTTGCCAGCTGCTATTTTTACGTATTCGGCGTTTAGTAAATCTATTTGGTCGTTAATTCCGCCGGATCGATACGCGACAGGGCAAAGTATCACGTATTGATTATTCGCCGTGATCTGATTAACTAAGCTAAGCATGTTAGTCGATATTTCGTTTACTGATACGTCTGCTGCAATATCGTTAGTACCAGCCAAAACAACTACGATGGTTGCATCACTCAGTAATACATCATCTATGCGCGCCAGCATATCACTAACTTTATTGCCGCTGGTGCCAGCGTGATCTAAAACCTTTAGCGTGCTATTTGACAACATGTTGATCCAGACCCAGTAGCCGACAGTTTTAGTTACATAAGTGTCAGTGCTTGAGTTTCTGTGGGTAGCCCCGTTGTGCGTAAACGAATCACCAAAGGCGATTAATGTTTGCAGGCCGGTTATTAGTCTGTTTATTTTTTTAGTTCCTAAATGGCGCTGAATAAACCCCGCTTGCTCCAACTCTTCTGCAATTAAAGTAGCCATTGTTACACCTTTATTGCGTCTAGTTGTTGTTGAATGTTGGCTTGTACGTTTGATTTCATAGCCGCTATCTCTGCGTTGCTCTTACGCACTTCACTTAAAATCTTTTCTGTTTCAGCAACTAACTTGTCGTCTTTAACCTCTTCGGTTTCAGCTCGCTTCTGCAGCTCAAGTATCTTGCCTTTTAATTGTTCGCGCTCAAGTGTTAGCTTTTCAAGGTTGCCTTGAATTTCTTGCATTTGTAGCTGCTCCATCGCCTGTGCTTTTTCGGCTTGGGCTTTTGCTTGTGCAAGTTCTTCTTCGCTCATATCTTCTTGAGGCTTAGGTATGTTTAATGCCTGGCGTAGTGTTGCCAAAAATTCTTCTTTATTTGGTAGGTCCATTAGCTCAACGAACATAGGCATTGTTGCCGCTTGTGCTTCTGGTGGTATTTGTGCCATTACGTTGCTTAATAGCGTTGCTTGTTGCTGGCGATACGTTGGCGTAGCTTTAACTGGCGCTAATGCTAAGTGGCCTTTCCAACGTGCAACATCATTGCTGCGCTTACCTTCTTCATTAGGCTGATTGAGCACAATTTGCTTGCGCTTCGCTTTATCGTCACGATTAACAGTAACCTGTATGTTATTTTGCGGCTTTAAATCTTCAATAATGTACGCAAGTAGTAAGTCGCCTACGCGATTACGCGAAAAGTGAAAGTTATCATTCAATTCAGCAAGTGTTGTTGTGCCTTGCTCAACCAAGTTAGAAATGGCAACACCGCTTGTCGCATTACTGTCTTGGCCTAACATCGAGTTATAAACGCCGGCAGTATCCTGAATTAACTTCATATCGTTTTGCATCAGGTTAAATTGCTGTGCTGCGATACCTACATCATTTTGAATGCTTAGCGCATCAGCGGCTTTTAACTTGCTTTTACGGTCAGGATTTAGCGGTATGTAACCGTCCGGCTTTTCGACTTCTTCTTTTAATCTGTCATCACTTAACTGTGTCGCATCTTCATCAGCCACTATTCGGCGCGCTTGTAGTAAGTAATTAAGGCGGATAACGCGGGCATTAATGCCGTCTTGTGCGGGTATCATTCGACTAACAAGGCCGTAAGGTTCGCCGCTTGCGTCTTTTTGGTAACCAATGAACGGTATCAGGTTATACATGCCGTTAGGCGCTTCACTGGCTCTATCAATAATACGGTGAGGGCCAACAAACCACGCTTCACGCACATTAGGGAATGAGGCGTATTCAAGCTTAACCTTGCCTGTTTGTACTGCTGCGCGGTGTAAATCGTTGTTTTTATCGTATTCGATTACACGACCATCACTCATCTTGATAACGTGTGCGCGTTTCCATACTTTGTAGTAAACAACTTGAAGTAAAACACGGTTGCGCGTTTGGTCTAGCCATTCGCTCATGCCCCGGTTCCAACTTTGACTATCATGCCAGGCTGAGTGCAAGGCGTGATCATCAACACCTTCTTTATCAACCGTGTTGTAAAAATCTTCCCACAAGTTAACCGAGTTTTTTAAGACCTCTTTGTGCTCAGGAAACGTAGCTAACGCTTCGTCTAAATCCATCCACTTTTTGCGCAGCATCCAGCGTGCATCGCTTCTATCTGCTTCTTGAGCGTTCCAATCCCACCACACTTCGCGGCGGTGAATATACTTAACACGATATGGCGCAGCGAATGGAATAGGGTTTTTAGTAACTTCAACCCAGCCTATACCGCTTTTTAATTGGCTTGCATACGCATCTGAGCACGCACGATCGGCATGTGACAAACGCCATGCGTCCTTAAACTTTTCGTTTAAGCCTTTTGCTAATTCTTCGCCGTTATCATCATCGGCCACGATCATTAAGTCAGAGCGCGAGCGCGCTTCTAAACCAAGAACGCCATCAATAGTAGGTCCAATCATGTTGTGTACTATTTCAGGTTGCCCACGGCGTTTAAGTATTGCGCGTATTTCTTCCGCTAACTGGTCGCCATCGTAATAAGCACATGCTTTTGTTGCTGGCGTGCGCCAATCTGGTTGGCTATCAATGTCACCAAGTAGCGTTAACAGCTTGTCTAGCGTAAAGCCGTCTTTATTTGATTTTACGTGATCAGCCATTTGTTATCTTGCCATCCAATGATTAGGGTTGTGTGGTGCGGGTGTATTATCTTTTATTAGTCGTTTAGGCATTCTTACTCGCATTTCTTGTGCAATCATGTAACTCATTACCTGATCATCAAACCCGCCAGGCTGTGCGCCCATGCGGCCTTTTTTGTCGTAAACAAATGTGCTTAGTTCGCTAGAAGTACCGCGCCAAACAATGCCGTCAGTATCGTTCGTTAGTAGTGCGTCTAGTCCACTGGTAAGAATTGGTTTTGACTGTGCGCTTGTGTGCCAGCCTACCTTGCGTGTTTCTTCGTCCGTATCTTCGAGATCAATGTGTTCTTCCATGTAAATCCGGCTCGTTGTGTAAATCTCAACAAGCTCTTGAAGTGTCGCATGACCGTGATTGTTTCGCTCAACGCCAATATAGGCCTTGTTATACATAAGTCCGATATGCTTGTTTATGTGTGCAAACCGTTTAGGGTCTATATGACCGAACCAATGTGCTACCTGTCGCCCATCCGATTTGGCAACAACGTCTAATGAGCTGCGATCGCCATGTTCAAGTCCTTCTGCAACATCGCTACCGATCGCATAATCTTCGTTTTCGTCTGGTAATTCCCAAATAAGTAGATAGCCTAACGTTGATTGGGCCAGCTTATCGCTACCTTTGGCGTTTAAATCAACCTTGCCGTTCATTTTCTTCATATTGCCGGTGTATGGCTCAAGATCATAAACGAGTAACGGCTTAACACAGCGCCCTTCGACACGCATTAAATCGTCACTATCAAATACTTTACGGCCTGATGTTAAAAAAGCCTCCATCGGTGTAGATGGATATTCCTGCTTCATCTTGCCTTTTTGGTTGCGCTCCTTGCCTATGTACCAGCTTATTTGCTCGTCTGTGAGCTTTACGCCGTTAGCTGCTTCAACTGCTTTGAAGTATTTGGCCTTTTCCTTTGAAAGTTTTAAACCACCTGTCGGCACTGGTGCCACATACTTAGGATCATCAAACCACGGATAAAAGTGGAATTTAAAATCTTGCTGGCCTAGCGCAATGCCTGATGCTGATAAATCCATGGCATCGACTGACATATCAAAGAAATTGCCGCTTGCGCCTTCTGCTGTTGACTCTATAAAAATATAAGAGCCTTCATGTACCGCATTCAGTGAGCCCGATTGAACCTCGTCTGCTCGTAGTGGGTAGTTAGCACATATCTTGCCGTATTCTGATACGTGTAATACTTGAAGTGTTCCCGAGCGGAACGAAACAGCAACACGTATCCATGAGTCATTATTAAACTTTATGCCGGTGCCAGTTTTACTTTTAACTGAGCGCTTGCCCGTTTTAAGCCAACTTGGTAGCCGCTCGTAGGGATAAAGTATCTTAGATGAAAATATGGCGCTGGCTTCTTCTTTACCCTGGGCGATTACCCCGCACTGCCTGTTATCGTTAAACATGGCATGGTCTAGGATAAAAACCTGTATTGCTGTACTAAAGCCAAGCTGGCGCGCTTTTAAGATGATGTTTAAAAACCACATCGTTACAAAAAGCATGGTTTGCGCTATACGACAACGAAACAACACTTCACGGCCTTTCTCGTCCGCTATGATGTATAAGTTGTTTAAACGCCACCACCAACAATCAAGATAGGGTTCGCATCGCTCTAAAAGCTCTACTTCATCTAAATTAAAGCGTTCTTCTTCTGTGAGCCATGTGCTCTTAGGGTATTTAGCTGGTTTTGGTTGCATTACTGACTAACCACCGTATCTAAACCGCCTGTGCGCTTATCAATGAAATCATCAAGCTTACTAGTGCCGCCGGCCTCTTTACGTGCTTTGGCTGCTTCATGCTCTGCAATTTCCGCCTGATGCTTACCACGTTTGGTGGCGTTGACCAGCGCTTGTGTTTGTTGCTTAATACGTGTCGTTTCAGCAATAAGCTTGCCGCGTGCTAGTGTGTCTGTCTCAAGGCTTGATAGCGTTTTAGTTATCGACTCAGCACGTATGACATTTCTATCAAGTGACATTTCAGCTTTAAATAACGACTCGTAAAGCATCACTTTCGATTCGTTTGTAGTATCCGCATCATCTAATAGCTTTTGGATACCCTCAATCGAGTCCATAACCATGTGAATGCGAGCGCGACATAAATCAAGTTCATCTTCTAGCGTTGTTGCTTCAACTAACTGATTAATGCCTTGCTTAAAATACTTTGTATAACCACCGTGTTTAAAGTTCGGCGCTCTTTTTAGCTTTTGACCTTCGTCTTTAACTACTTTGCGCGGTGCTTTTCTTGATGTTTTTATGTGCTTACGCGCTGTGCTGTAGTTTAATTTGTTGTTGTCGCAAAAATCACGCAGCGATATTCTTGTTTCGCTATGCTCTTTTTGAAATAGCTCGTTTAAATCGCTCCATTTTGACACTACTTATCACCGCTGTTTACCTTGCACTCAGCTAATGCTTGTTCATCGTCACGCACCAGTTCTCTCATACGTGCCTTGTGGTACTCAGCATCTTCACGGCGTTTTTGAAGTTCAAGCTCGTGCTTTTTGCTCTGATAGCGCCAGTTCATCAGGAATGTGATCACAGTAAATAAAATGCCAAGCGCTAGCGCCATGTTGTTAAGTGACAATAAACCGCCGACACCAGTGCCGATACTTGCAGTGTAGCTTGCTGCTGCTGTTGATCTATCCATTATTAACTTCGCTGGCCCATTGTTTAATTCGTTTAATGTTTTCATCGCATTTGTCTATGACATACTCTAAATACTGCGCATACGCTAACAACGTCGCATTACCTGCTATTTGTTTGCGGTCAACGCTACAGTTTGATAGATATTCTTCCGGTGGCGCTAGGTACACGTACTCTGTCTGCGCCACCGTCCTTGTCACACTCACTGGCTCTTGCGTACTTGAGCAAGCGAACAGCATCACAAGGAACGCTATCATTAGCCCATGTTTTAATTGCTTCATCGCTCGACTCTCGTAGTTTGTTAATTTCAGTTTGAGTTTTGTGCAAGCTGCTAGTTAAAGAGCTTACTTCCAACTGATAAGCATTATTTAAGCGCGATAATGTATTGCGCTCGCTTATCAACTTGGCATTTTGTTTTTCGGTAAGTTTAACGCTTTGAGTTAAAAACTCGGCTTGCATCGTGAGATTGTCTATCTCTAGGCTTTTTGTTGTTATTTTTTTGTTTGCTTCTTTTAATTCGCTTTCAATAATAACAATCTGATATGTTGCGTAAGCGAGTGCCGCCAATAGAGCGACGATAGTCACCCTTTCAATGCTGCTGAACAGTTTTAACATTAGTGACTCCATCCAGGCACATTGCGCGCTCTTTTTCTCTGCGAGTGATTAAGCCTGGTAACTTTTGGCCTTTGGCATAAATCCAGCGCGCCAACTCATTACAAGCGCCAATGCGATCACCGCGATTTAGCTTGCTTAGCAATGTGCTGCTTCGGAAATTGCCAGGACCAACATTGTAATGAAATGACAAGTAAGCAATGTGCTCCCCTTGGCTCAGATTTACGTTTATCACGCTCATTAACTGCGAGTTGTGCTTAGCTAAGTCGCCTGCGAGTAAATTTAAACACTCGTCCTCTGTGTACTCTTTGCCAACTACTGCTGTTTGTGTGTGTCCGTAACAAGTGGTTGCAATGCCAACAGGATCAACATAGCCGGTTAACTCTTGACCCTCAAATGTCGCAACTGTTACACCAGCTGCCGCAAGAACCGCAGTTAAACCCAGCGCTGTTAGTTTGCTAGCTTTCATAACTCAACCTTTCGCCCACAAAAAAGCCCGACCATAAGATCGGGCAAAGCAAGTAGCATAGAGCAAAAAAAATCCGCTCAGTCGTAAAACTAAGCGGATTTCTTCAACATGTGAAAAGATATATCAATCTTGGGGGGTTTGCAAGTCATCAAGATTAACATAAAGACTTTCCACAGCTTCTTCTAGCGCTCCAATCATAACTTTTAAGTGCTGCTCTGCTTGCGCCTTGTCTTTTGTTGCCTTCCCTACGTGACCGCGAAACGCCTTGAAACCAAACTTTGCAATATAATCTGTGTCGCTATCGCCTAGCAATTCGAACTTGTCACAGGCTTTGCTTCCTGATAATGGATCAGTCAGCGAGTAAATATAAATATGCTCCTCTTTATAAATATACCTCTCTTTTACGCCATCAAGCCCAACAACATAAAACTTTCTACCACGCTCCTGGGTCGTCATTATCTATCTCGCTCATTAAGTAAAGTTTATAAAATTCCATAAGCAGGTTAAACATGCCTTCTAGGTTTTGGATCGCCTGGCCAACAAACCATAATTCATCGCTTGATGAATGTACCTGTTCAATCACCTTGCCAGCTTTATTTAAGCCGACCACTAATATGTCTACTTCTGAGCTGCTAGACACAAAATTCTCAACAAGATCTTTTACATCTTCCGTGGAGGTATATTTTGCAGTGTACTCTGCCCTTATGTCGTAAAGGTAACAATAAAGCTCAACAAGCCTAACTGATGCGCTTGAAACCGGGTAAGACACGCTTTCTTCACGATCCATCTCTGCGTACCTTTGAGAGATGCGACCTAACTCGCCAACTATCGCGCCTGTGTCTGTATATCTGCTTATCATTTCAATAAGCTCTGCTTTGCTGTATTTAATCATTGCTAGTCCTTATTCTTTGCCAGTTGAAAGTTAACCATGTGAACAACGGCCATTTTCTCTACTAATGACCAGCCATCTACTTTTTTAGCTAGCTTCTCGTTGCTACGAACAAACCAGCTAAGCATTTCAGATTCGCGCTGAAAGTCTCTATCATTAACGCCCTTGAATGCCTGGTAAAAGCATTGCTTTTCACTTTCCTCTAAATCGGGCAGCATAGACGCAGCAATAATTTCAAACTGCTGCGCTACCAAGTTAATTGAGCCGGACCAGTTTTCATCTTGGCCGGCCATAAAAGCTAATAATGTCTCTTGTGTCTTTTCGACAAGTCGCACTGACTTTTTAATTGCTGGCATTGCCACCCTCCGTAACATCTATAATTTTAACATCTTCATTTCTGTACGTTGATTCAAGGTCATCAACGTAAGTAAGTGTTATGTCGTCCTCTGTCGTTGAAAGGTAAACGCTGCTCACCAACCTGGTTACATCAACACCATGAAGTAATATCTTTCTCCCAAACTGCTTACAAACATCAACTGTAAGTGGCTCGATACTACTTCTTGGCTCGTTGGTGATGGTTACATAGCTTTCATCTAGCTTTACAACGTTGCCGTCCTTGAGCCGTAACTCAACTTTTGGGCCGTCATCTTCAAAGAGTACGCTTGTTGAACTGACTAACGGTGTTATATCTGCAAGCCATAGTAAAACTCGTTTGCTCATGCTATTTCCTCGAAAGGGTTATTTGATTGACCCGTTAAATATATCGCACCCCTGTCGCACCTGTCAAGTATGAAATTTCATAGCGCAAAAAAGGATCATCGAGTCGATAAACAGGACAAATCGTTATATTTCCCCTTCAATTGTTCCGTTTAAAGCGAACATCAATTAAATATCAATAACTTATATTTTCAATTGTTCCGCCATTTGTTCCGCGTTGTTCCGCTAAAACTTTGCTTTAGGCAATAAAAAACGCCCTTAAATTAATTAAGAGCGCTATTTTGTTCCGGTGTTGTTCTTTATATTTAATTTGTTACCAACAAAGGGGATTCTTCCGGTGGATCTTGGATATGAATTAATTGATACTCACCGGTCAATTTAAGTGCTTTCAAAACCCTGTCAAACAAACTTGACCCAAACTCGTGAAAATTCCCTTCCAGCCCTATCAATGAATTAACCTCACCCATTATATCGATATTTTCTTTAATTAAATCTTTGCTCAAAATGTTTGCTGATATTAAAACTTTAAATTTAACTACTTGTATATCCTCTATAGCCTTCAACATTTTTTTTACATTGTTATCTCTATAGCTTATAAATACATTTTTAAAATCAACCAATTCTTTATCATTAAAAAACATTTCATCCCAGTTAATAGAGTCTATGCCTAACCTCGATAGCTGGTCACGCACCTCTTGAGCAATAAATTGTTTATCTCCGGTCGTAATACTTTCAATATTTTTAAGAGCATTCATCTTCTTTCTGCAACTAAGTTTAAGATGGGAAAGAAAATACAGCTCAGACAGATGGGCTATAAGCTCATTAGCCTGATCGTATTTCTTTTGGTGCAACCACGAATCACCTGTTACAAGTGCCACAACCAGAAGTAAAGTTGTAGCTAATGATATTAGCCATGTAAAAACAGCTATTACAAGATCACTAACCGACCCCCAATTGCCATCTATAATATTTTTATCACTCCAATATATACACCCTAATGCAACAACAAAGTAAATTAAGGTGGTAATACATATTGCTATTAAATATTTTTTCATTTAGCTCTCTCAACTGGCGCAAAGTTATAATTAGTTCTTGAATGCGTAACGATATAATGCAGTAACCTTTATTTGTAGTCACGTATTGAATAGGACAAATGGAGACTTTAACGGTGTGTGTCGCTTATGCTCATACTCTCTACAATCCAAGTATCAATACCAAATATACTGCGCTTAACAAACGTTACAGTGCTTTGCTCTAAGTAAGTGGTTTTGCCCTTATCGCTTGCTGTTGGCTCAAGCACGTTATGAAGCATTATTTGAATGCTGTTATATCTAAACGTTTCGGGGTCTGGTAGTCGTGTGGTTGCGTTTGCAAGTTCGGCGGCTGTTATCATGCTACGTCACCCATTTTTACGTGTATATTTTTAAATATATCGCGCTCCCACTCAGCTATAAGCCTCAACAACTCCTTTGTTACTTCATCGTGTGCGCTGGTATAACTTTTATGTCCGATACCGATAATTTTACATCGACTGCGGTTTGATATTGGCTTGCGTCCTCGTCCGTGACACTTAACGCATGTATCAGCTTCTAAGTTAGTGGCCTTTTGCCCCGGTGCTAAACCGCTCCCATCGCATTCACCACACACCGGCTGAACAAACTCATGCACTGCTGCCATCACCAAGCCGTTTAATGTATCTGGCTTTATTTTGTATTGGCGTATTTTTACAAACAACGTTGCGTGCATAGTTAGCGAGCGCACAACACGATTAAGCCTTGTTTCTTCACCCACATAACGAAAGTAAGCCCAATTGGTTTGGCATTGCGGTAACCCTGCCAAAGCATGTGCCGCCGTCCGCCAATCAATAACGTCTTGCCCACTGCCACCAAACGTACCAGTGAGATTTAGCGTTTTAGTTGTAAGCTTTGCAAGTAGCTTTATTGGTTGCATATTATCTCACTCCCATGCGTCTAAAGATAGCGGTAACTTCGCTGTGTGCGGCAAAATCAGCGGGCTTAGCAAGTAAACCTTCTAGTGCTAAACACGGCCAAGATAAATCAAATGTTTCAACTGCTCCCTGCTTTAGCATCCACCCATATACGTGCTGCTCTTTAGTCATTTTGAGTTTTAACGACTTATCATCCATACAGCGCCACCAATGCGGCATCGCGCTTATCTTCGTTGCTTCTACCCTTCCAGCCTGTGATCTGGTTAAAGTATTTGTCGCTGCTTTTTGCCATGCGCTTAACTGAGCCCTTGAGCGGTGTAACTAACTTCACTTTATAGCCCTGGCTTTCTAACACTTGCTGTATTAGCGAGCCTGTCGCTTTACACTTGCCTACGTCCTGGCAAATTTTCTCACGTACAGCGCGTTTATTTTTAACCTTGGCGCCGAAAAGTGGCTTTATCGCGCTTGGGTTTTCAAGCTTTATCAATACTTCTTCTTTTGGACCCGCCGCCGCTATGTACTCGAACATATCGACAAAGCTTAGCGACTCAAGATGAATGATTGTTTTGCCATGGATAACAGCAACACCGCTTTTAACAAAGTCGGGATCAATACCAATCGTTATGTTCATTTAGCCACCTGTATCAATTCTTGCTCGAGTAAAAGCTTTTGCGTTCTAACCATGCCCTCATAGGCGTAAACTAGTAACTCGTTTGCACTTCCCATGCGCACACGCCTATCAATTACATCGTGACACGCTGAACATGCGTAAGTTGCGTGAATATCATCACACTTCTGGCCCATACCGGAACCCTTACCAACATGCGCTAAAACAGTGGTTTCAGGGTTGCGGTTGCATACGCCAGGTATACGCACTTGGCATTGCTGGCCGCGTGCGCTATTTCTTATTTTTTTACTAATGAGCGACATTGTTTGACTCTCCATACATAGCCAAGTGATAAAGATCGTCCGGCTGTGGCAGTAAAAGCTCTAAATACTCAGCGCAGTATTGCTCTAACCAATTTAGATACTCGCAAAACTCTTTTGTGTTTAGCTTGCGGGTCCGCTTGCGCACGATTATTGGCTCCTCGTTGCCAGCTTGAATAACCTTCACCCCAAACTTCCTACGCACAAATACTTCGTGTACGTCCTCTGAACTATTTTCTTGCCCGTAGTGCTCGCGAAAATAATCAGCAATTATCTGGTTCCACAGCCAAAGCAAACGGTTTTGAGCTAAAGAGCGCTTAGCTTTGTGCTCTTTAAACTCAATGACAACGTTTTTGCCTTGCTTTAAAAGCGCCCTTACCGCTTGCCCAATTTGGGGCATGAAGTATTGGGCGTTAGTAGTGGTTACTACTTTCTTTGCCATTACGCGGCCTTATCTGCTTTTTTAGCTGGCTCGGCCTTTGCGTCTTGAGCCGCTACCGCTTCTTTTTGTGCTTGCACTAAAATGTGAGCCCCGGTTGATATAAGCGCGTCACGTACCTGGCGGTCTAAGCAATTTTTCTCAGCTAATACAGCGGCGGACTTAGTTAAGTTGGCAAATGCTGCGTCATGGTTTACTGCTGCGCCGTCCTGAATTGCCTTTGATGCCTGCGCCTTTGAATTTGAGATAAAGCCATCACAAAAAACTTCGCCGGCTGGTGATAACTGAGTAAGTGTGCTTTTTTTGGTAGTCATAATTAGCTCCTAAGCTGTTTTTCTTGCGTTTTGATATGTTTTTTCTAGCTGCTCGTTAAGCGAGTAACCTTGATTTGCCGGCACCTTCTTTGATACAAAGTTGCCAGGGCTTGCTTTAACGTCTTGCATACGATTAGCCGCTTGCCTGTTTTGGCTATGCGCCTTATTACGGTTTGCATGTTTGTTTTTAGCGGCCTCTTTTTGGTCCTTGATATACTGCGGTACGCTATCAATGCCATGCTCTTTGGCCGCTCTTGCCATAGCGCGATTAGCTTCTGCTGTTGCAAAACCCATTTGCTTTGGTGTCGGCGTTTTAATTCCTTTCAGCGCTGCGGATTTTGCTGCCTTTGCTGCGACTAACGCGTTTTGGTAATCACTCCCTAAAATTTCTTTTAGTGCGCGAATAAACTCTTTTTGATCTTGCTCGTATGATTTAGCCATGGCTTAACCTACGTACTTCAAGTAAGCCGGCGGCTCGTTAAACTCGATTTTGAGCGGTATAGGTTCTAGCTCGCCCTTGCCGTATTTATCAGCAAGATTTGTGTAGCGGTCTTTTGCCATTTTTTGCCATGCGTTATCCGCCAGTGTTGCGCGTGCTGCGGCTATTTGCTGGTTAAGCCAATAAACCAAAGGCTCTGACCATTCTTTATCTTTGCCGTAGTTTTTAATGCGCTGCTCGCTGATTTCACTCATACACTGCTCAAGCGTTGGCATACCGCGTGCCTGCAGGCATAAAATTTTGAACTCAATTGGATTAGGCGCGTGTCGTTCGGAGGCTGATCGTATGCGCGCTGCTTCAAGTGCCATGCGAACATGCTTTGCAATAATCCCCATACCGTAAAGCTGGCTTGCATACTCGTTAGCAAATAACGTTAAGTTACCGCGCCAATTGAAATCGCTGTTTGGGTAGTAAGCTTTAAGCGCTGGCAAGACTTCGCCGCCAATGATTTTTACAAGCACGCTATTGGCTTGTGGCTTGCTGTCATTGCTGAGTGTTGATAATTGATTATTCATTACAACACCTCGTCATCGTGCGGGGTTGGAATATGCGCTAGTGAGTCTTGCAAGTAAGCAAGCTGATCGCCTACGTTGTTTGATTGGCGTTGCGCCATACCTGAATACTGGCTTTGGTTTGCGTTAGCTATCCAGGAATATTTAAAGCCCTGCCAGTTTCTCGTTATGCACTCAGATAAACATTCATCAACGCTCAAGCCGTTTTGAAAAGCGATTTGAAATTGCTTGCCGAAGTTGTTGATCACGGTTTGACTAATGCTCGCTTTTTTTGCTTTACGCATAGCGACCCAATCATCAAATATTTGTTGGTTTGGCAATGCAGGCCATGTAGAAAAATCTAAAGTCTCAAGCAAACTTTTTTTGTTTATTTTTTTTAAATTATCTTTTGTATTAGTTTCTTTTCTTATGTGGCAGTCATTTTCGACTAGTTTTTTAGTCGTTTTTGACGAGTTAGCTAGTCGTTTTTGACTAGTTTTAGGGGTATTTTTAACTAGTCGTTTTTGACTAGTTTTTAGTTGCTTTTGACTAGTTTCTATTTCCTGCCACTCACTAACTACAGGATTAATCCCAGTGTTTTTGCCATCACGAAATAACACTTTTTTAGCAATTAAACCTTTAATTATTTTCCCGATATTTGTGCTGTCAATTCCGGTCAAGTTGCTAATTTGCGTATTCGTCATCCAGTCATTTTTTTTCTGCCAGCGGTACGTTTTACTGATCACAGCAAATACAATTTGATACTCGCGTGCGCTTAGCTTTACCGGTGGATTTGCAAGCGTGTCAGTTAGCTTTTGGGCTAGTCTGTCATAACCTTGCTCAATATCTGCTTTCACATAACCACCTGTGTCATGTTGATTAATTTCGCCCCCTCGTTTATCAGGGAACTTGTAAACTTCTGCTAAATTGTTCATAATTATCTCGCTAAATTGAAACCCGCTATCGTGCCGCCAAAGCTGATGCGGGTTTTGTTTTATCCGCGGTCTACTTCGGTAGGCCGTGTTTCTAAATCTTCGCTAATAGCTTTCAAATTTTTCGTAGCTCTACTCCAAGCTCTATGGCTTAACTCTCGGTTTCGCTCTCGCAACTTATTAACTTCTTTTTGCAATCTACTAGTCTCCGCATAAGCGCCTTTAAGTTTTGCATTCAACTGTTCAGCATCGCCCACACGCGCAAACAGCTTTACTAAAATAAATTGCTCTCGCTTTTGATCTGATTCGAAGCGGTTTTTAGTGATCCAGTCGCCTACATCTTTGTAATAGCGCTCACCAGTAAAAGGGCTAACTATGTGCTTTACATGACCGCGTTTATTTACATACAAAAGGCCGAATTTATCGGGCAGCTCTTCAGGCTTAATCAAGCCCTCTGGACACATGTAATAACGCCAATTCCCCATACCAATAGTTTCGCCACTTCTATGCGGCTTTTTAGCGTCAGCAAGGAAGTCTGAACGCGACACCTTTACTTCAACAACAACAGAGCCATCTTCAAAAGAACCTGCAGCCCTAAACCCGATAGCATCAGGTACTTCGCCCGAATAACCAGAGCGAACCTCACTAACGGCTATATGGCAACCATGACCACCGCCGCTACTAGGGCGTTTTAGCCATCGAACAGCTACATCACATAGGTTGCTATGGTTAAGCTCCATACTTACCTCCTAAACTGCTTTCGTTTAATTTCTTGCATTTCTGCGCAACCAATACACAAATTGGTTTTTATCGCCTTCTTACGTGCTTCGTTAATTTCATTACCGCATTCAATGCAATCGTCTGTAGGCTCAACGTCTTGTTGCTTTAAGTTTGCTATTAAACGCGATTCTGTTTGCTCTATTTCCAATTGAGCTGCGTCTGCGTGATCTGCCATTATGAAGCTACCTTTAAGCTCTCGGCGCGACTTGGTAGTTTGCGTCCTACCATTTCGCGTAATTCAGCGACAATTTGTAAAGTGCTAGTGATAGACTCAAGAGCTGTCTTTTCAATAATCGTAAAGTCAGTCTCGGTAATATGGTTATGCTCTAGCGCTACTCGCATTGATTTAGCCAGCTCGCCTTGAGACTCCATCAAAGACAGGCTTAATACTGTTAATTCTTCTCTGGTAAGGTTTGCATCTGGCAGATCAAATAGAACTTTTCCGGCGTCCAAGGCCATTGCGTTTAATATTCTAAAGTCTTGCGTGATCAGCTGTATTGCTTCTGCTTCGATCAATCCAAGCATGTGAGAATCAACATTTTGATTAAGCTTATTGCTCAGCGTTGTTGCTGACTTTCCCATTTGCCTAGCAATATCAGATATATTGTAATCACGAGTAAAACTTGCTGCGGCTTCTGATACACAGCGATAAGCTACGGGCAAGTTTCTCGTACTTTTTTTAGATAAGAACATTTATAGTCTCCTTACGCTGCGGTTTGAGGCTCATCATCTGAGTAAACAGAAAAATCAACTTTAAGCTTGCCGCCGGTAAGCAGCTCAAGTTCGCAAGCTCGACCACGAGGGATAAGCCCTGATTTTACCCAGGGCGTAATGGCCCCCTTGGTTAAAGGTGGATTGAAAGCATTGGCTAGCTTTATATTGCTGCCAAAATGTGCAACTGCGTCTGTGGTTTTCATCTAAACCTCCTTAGTTTTGTGCTGCAAGTATAGTTTTATGAACAATGCTAAGTCAAGGTAAATGAACCGCAAAAGCAGTATTATGTTTAGTTATCTATACCAAGGGATATAACTAATGGCATTTGAAGATAGACTTGAACAGCAAATGAAAGCCGTAGGCGTAAAAGGGATAGATATTGTTAATCAGCTGAAAGTATCTAAAGGTAGTGTAAGCCAGTGGCGGAATGGGGTAACAAAGCCCGGCGGCGAAAACGCCATAAGGCTCGCTAAATTCTTGCGTTGTAATTTAACATGGCTAATCGAAGGCAAGGGTACGCCGGAAAAAAACGTTGAATTAGAGCTGGGTCCTGATTTAAGAGGAAAGGCCCCTTTAATTTCATGGGTGCAAGCAGGCAAATGGAAAGAGATAGATATGGAAAGCTTACGCCAAAGTGACACCGTATTTTACCAACACACGGCAAATGTGAGCGATGACTCGTTTGCACTTCGCGTCAAAGGCGACAGCATGACAAGCTTTAGCGGAGGGAAGTCTATACCAGAGGGTTCAGTTATTATCGTTGACCCCAACGTGCCAGCAGAGCATGGCAAGGTTGTTGTTGCGCGGCTAGAAGATAGCGATGAGGCAACATTAAAGCAGCTGGTTATTGATGGCGGAGCTAAATACTTAAAGCCTTTTAATAACAGCTATCCAACACTGCCGATAAATGGAAACTGCACGATTATTGGCGTGGTTAAACAGCTGATTCAAGATTTTTAACTTTAACTTACAAAAGGCTGTTAGTAATGAGTCAAAAAATGAGAAATATAGGGGTCGCGTTCGCTATTTCATCCTTCATAGCAATAGTTTGTGTGCAAACCTATTTAACACCAAAAAACGCAGATGAGTGCATCCTAAGCAATATTGAAAATGCCAATTCAGATATGGCAGCTAAGGCCGTTGTTCACTCTTGCAATAATTTATACAGCAAATAACAAAAGCAGAGGTGTAGAGTGAATAAAAACATACTGCCAGTTCTTATAATCTTGGTTATCACTGGTTGCGCTTCATCCAAAGCGATAGGCACAATTAAAGAAACCAGTGAAAGAAATGTAGGGAATTGTGATTATATAACCAATGTTAGCGGCACCTCTGGCTGGGGCGGCCTTGCCGCTTCGTCTGGGATTGAGAACGCTAAAGAGCAAGCAAAACAACAAGCCATTGATTCTGGTGCTACACATATTGTATGGCAATCAATTAACGGCGGTTATTCGCCTAGTGTTTCTGCAAACGCTTACAACTGCAAAAATAAAAACAACCACTAAAACCCGCCTCAAACCCCATATAAAAGTAGATAGCGCCCGATAAAGGCGCTTTTTTATGAGCGTTAAGTTTAGATTTATGAACTTTTTGTTTGACAACTAGGTATAGTTATATAAACTTACCTCAAAGTTTAGAAAAACGAACCTTGAGGCAAACATGAATAACAACTCTCAAATATTCCCAGCTCTTTCGCTTGAAGCGAAAACGCTTATAGCGGCGCTTTCTGTAGAGTCATTTTGTTTTAGAAGTCGCTCACACGTAAACGTAGTTACATGTGCTACGGACCCGTCAATAAGCGTATTTGTTTACGTTGACGGAAAAGCAGAAAAATCATGCACCGTTCTTTTAACTGATCACGATGCGATAGAGCAACTTAGAAAAGTCCTCAATGAAGTACGCAGCTTTAAACGCATTGGTACGTTCAACTTACCAACTCGACTAGCGAGCTAGAGCAATGAGCAACACTAAAACAGCAGCAGAGATCCAACGTTTATTAGCAGATCCCTTTGAAGCGCACGATGTTGAATGGCGTGTGCAGCAAAGTGGCGTATCTGGTAAGAGCAATCCATGGGTAATGGTTATTCCTTACATCACTAACCGCGCTATTCAACAGCGTTTAGACGATGTAGTCGGCATTGATGGATGGAAAAACGAATTTAAAGAAGCCGCCAGCGGCAAAGGTTACTTGTGTGGATTAAGCATTCGCTTTGGCGATAACTGGATCACGAAATGGGATGGTTCAGAGTATTCGCAAATTGAAGCATTAAAAGGTGCTTTATCTGGCGCTATGAAGCGTACAGCGGTTCAATTTGGCATTGGTCGCTACCTTTACTCACTTGATACCGAGTTTGCAACATGTGAACCGGTTGAGAGTCGATTTGCAGCTAACGGTGAGTTTATCAATATACCGCTTAATAAGAGCAATAAAAACGGCCCTAAGATGAGCGCTGAATGGTTCCCGCCCACTTTACCCGATTGGGCTTTACCTTCTGCCAAGTTTGATAAGTACCTAGATGCTATCGAGCAAGCAACCAGCCTGTTAACACTGCGCGAGCACTACGAACAGGCGTTTAAATTCGCTCTAGCCGTTAACCGCATTGATATACGCGATAAAGCGATTGAAATAAAAGATCGCAAAAAAGTAGAGCTCGCAGCTAAAGAGCAAGAAAGCAGCTTGAACGCTAATAAAAAGTTTCACGCCTGGCTAAATACGGCCATTAAAGACCGCATAACCACAGCGGAAAACGAATCAGTTTTAACAATGAACCACAAACACTTATTGCAAGAGCTTAAAGGTCATTGTCGAGCAAACAAGGTAGATAGCAGTAACTTTGTGGCTCAAGTCAACCAAGCGCATACAGAGGCGCTAAATAACCTAAGAAACGGAGTATAACCATGACCACTAATCAAAACACAGCAACAAACTTGGTAGAAGTTGTTTACCAGGAAGATTTAACCAAGAAAGGGCTTGCTGATTTACGCAAGCAATACCCTAAGTCGTTTTCACTTGATATGTCTGACGAGGACGAGTTCAAGCAAGGCCGTAAAATACGCACTGAGCGCAACAAGCTGGTTAAATCAATTAACGATCGCCGCATTGGATTTACTAACGAGCTTAAAGCCTACGGTGATGAATTAATATCTAAAATTGATGTGATTTACGATCCAATCATTAACGCTTTTGAGCTTGAAGATAAACGCCGCAAAGAAGAAGCCGCACGCATAGCTAAAGAGCGTGAAGCATTCTTAAACAAGCAGCGCCAAGAAATAGCGCAAATGCACGACTTTACTGAGCAATGTAAAAATCAAAGCTCACAATTCATTGCTGACACAATCGAAGCAGTAGACCTGGTCGATACAGAAGCGTTTGACAAAGAGCTTATACACGAAGCTATCGACACCAAGAAAAACATTCTTGAAGCGCTTAACAACATGTACCAAGCCGCTAAAGCCGCCGAAGCGGTAGAAGCAGAGCGCGAACAATTACGCATTCAGCAAGAAGCCATTGCACAGCAAGAACGCCTACAAAAACAAGCGCAAGAAATCGAGCAGCGCATTAATAATCTGCGCAATGATCCAATGAACTACTTTGGCAAATCGAGCCAAGAGGTTATGGCGCGCATTCAACAGCTTGAAAACTTTACACCAAGCGAAGAAAAGTTTGGTGATCGCACCAACGAAGTAACGCAAGTGCTAGCACAAGTTATCCAGCAATTAACCATGATGCACACGCAGCAATCACAAGTTGAGCAAGCGCAGCAAGCAGCTAATCAAGCACAAGCGCAACAAATAGAGCAATTGCAAGCCGATGTTACTCAAGCTGCAGAGCAAGACGCAGCTACAGAAAGCGCAGAGCAGCAAGAGCGTGAAGCATTAGCAGAAGCCTACAAACCGGTAAAAGATGAAGTCGAGCCTTTACTTGGTAATAACTTTAAATCGCCAGTGTTTGAAAGCACAAGCGCGCCTACAGGCTACACGCCGCTGGATATATGGCCGAGCAGTCAGGACCGCGCCGACAATGAAGAGCTAGACCGTATTTGTAACCAGCTAGATGCAGCTGAATGTCATATCGAAGATCAGGACGTTCTTATAAAAGATTTAGAGCAGCGCCTAAACAAAGCGCTAGCAGCATAAGTTTCCAACTCCAACCGAGCCAAGCGCCTACGGGCGCAGCTCTTTACAAAGGTGAACAGTATGTCTTTACGTATTCCACAACTGCGCATGGTTGAGCACTTAAACCGCGAAGATATAAACGTAGGTGAAGCAACAATAGTAGCAACAAAGAAAGGTGGCTTGTCAGGTTGGGCATTGCCTGGGGGCAAATTTACTACACAGCTAACAATAGCAACAACAGCCTGTAGAGAAGTTGCAAATCTAATTAAACAAAACGGTGGCCTATCTATGCCTCCGAAACGGAGCCAAGCAGCTTAATTATGCACGATTACATGGCAATCAAAGGTAACAGCTCAAGCGCTATTGCAAAGCAGCAGCGCAAAGAGTTTTTAAAGATGGCAGCAGTAAATACAGTACGCGTTTTAGTGCTAGCCATCATCGTTTTAATAACAACTAAGTAGGCATAACAATGAAAAATATTCACGTATTTGCAGCAGAACTACCAAGTATTTCAGTTTTAGAAAGCAAGGTTGCAGAAGAACAAGGCGTTATATTTACACCACTTACAGATAGTCAGTGGAGCGAGTTGGGCTTTAAAGTAGACCGCCAATTTGTAGCGCTGGATAACGGCTACCGCATCGACTTTACCTATAGCGCTAAAGACTACCCAAAAGCGCAAGTGTTAGAACGCGTAAACGAGGTAATTGATGTTTTACCCCACGACCCTAGTAAAGAAGAGATTGGCAAAATAACCGAAGAAGTTAACGCTGATTTTTGCGCCCGTTCAATAGCAAAAACAGTTCACTTTTCTGCTTTTTATCATGCCAAAAAGCAAACGCTTATCTTTGACTGTAAGGCCGCATTAGCGCAACGCGCATTATTTTTACTGCTAAAGCTAGTTGAGTCAATTGAAACTAAAACGCTTCACTGTAGCGGCATTTCAAACTCACTAACCACAAATATGCTACAGCAGTTATCGCTATCAGATGAGCAGCTTGGAACCGATAAGCTTTACTTTGCAGGCTTTGAGGTGGGCGGTTTATTGGTTATGCAAAACAAAGATAAAGACGTTGCACGCTTTAAAGGTGACTACCCTACCGAAAACATCAAAGAACTTATAGAGCAAGGCTACGAGATAAAAGAAATAGCACTTTCAAAGGACGGCATTCATTTCAACCTAGATCACAACTTTAAAATTAAAGGCATTAAAGAGCAGTTTCAAGTTGAAGAAGCTATGTTCGATAACGCCGATGATTATGAAATACATAAGCAAACAATAGCGCTAGAGCTAATGACTAGCCATTGCGAGCAACTAAGAGCTGCGTTTGATAAGCAGAGCAGCGACGAAGATCAGCAAGCTTCATTAGATGACGATCAAGACGATGGTAACGAGTCACTGATTGCCGAGCACAACGCCAAGTATCAAGACAGCAACGGCAATGACGCATTCTATGAAGAAGCAAAAGCGTTTGTTCAAGAAACACAGCACGCATCAGTCTCGCGCATTCAGCGCAAATTTAGAATTGGTTACAACCGAGCAGCCCGCTTAGTCGAACAGCTTGAAGCTAACGGCATTGTAACCGCGCCAGGTCACAACGGCGAACGCACAGTTACACCTTTTTAATCAAACAAAGTAAGGAGCCGATCATGGCACGCGGAGTTAACAAAGTAATTTTAGTAGGCAATTGCGGGCAAGATCCTGAAATACGTTACATGCCTAACGGTAACGCAGTAGCCAACGTAACACTTGCAACAAGTGAAAGCTACAAAGATAAAAACACAGGCCAAGCAGTTGAAAAAACCGAATGGCACCGAGTTGTACTGTTTGGCAAGCTCGCAGAAATTACCGGTGAGTATGTGCGTAAAGGCTCGCAAATTTACGTTGAGGGTAAATTGCAAACGCGTAAATGGACTGATCAACAAGGCCAAGAAAAATACACCACTGAAATCGTAGTTGATGGCTTTACCGGTCAAATGCAAATGCTAGGAGCTCGACAAGGCGGGCAAACTCAGGGAAACCAAGGTAATAATAATTACCAAGGCCAACAAAATAGCCACGCACAAGGCAATAACCAAGGTCAAGCGCAGGGTAATAATTCTTACGGTAATAGTAATAATAATCACCAAGGCAACAACCAAGCGCAGCGACAAGGTAACGGACAAGCTCAGCGCCAAAATAACCAAGGCCAACAGCAAGGAGGTCAAGCGCAGCAAGGCGTATCAAATAGCCAATACATGAGCGGCGGGCAACAGCAAGGCACAGCAGGTAACCCAATGGGCCCGAATGACAATTTTGAAATGGATGATATTCCGTTCTAGGAAACGTATAGATTAAAAGGTGAACTTATGAACGACACTAAAATCTGCATTGAAAGCTATTCAAGACTCAAAAACCTAAAGCTGGTTGGCGAAGAAACTGGAATAGCTTGGCAGCAAGTATATCGAATACTTAAACGAGCTAACGTTCCTGTATGTGGAGACAAGGCTCGCTATGGCTCAGTTTCTGACAGGTTAGCTGTTCACGCTGAACAAATGTTTAAAAAAGCGGTTCCTTTTGCCGTGGATAATAACAATGAACAGTGGCAGTCAACGGTTGATTTTAGTGTCGGCAATGAAACCATCGATATAAAGGCTTCAATAATTCAAAACGCTTACAGAAACAGTAAAGGCAAAAGCCACTCTGCAAGGTGGGCTTATTGTATCAGCAAGCAAAAAGACGTAGCTGATCACTTTGTATTGTACGCATTAGAAAAAGACAAAAGTGTAAGGCATGTATTTCTTATACCAAAAGAAATAGCAACAAATTCATCGTCAATTTCTATTCCTGAAAGCCTTAAAAGCAAATGGGCAGATTACGAAGTTAAAGAAAGTGAGCTTTTTGACTTCTTTAACCTAATGAAGAAAGCGAGTTAACCATGTTTGAACAATTTAACGGCCAAAAATTTAACCTTATTTACTCGGACCCAGCCTGGCAATTCAGCAACAAAAAAACTGGCGGCAGCATGAAAAGCGGCGCAGCACACCACTACAAGTCAACCATGAGCGTAGACGAGCTAAAAGCTATGCCTATTGATGATATTGCAGCGGACGATTGCATATTGGTTATGTGGTACGTGGGCTCAATGCCACAAGAAGCCCTAGACGTTGTGAAAGCATGGGGTTTCACACTTAAAAATATGAATGGTTTTGTTTGGAACAAGCTAACCATAAACAACAACCCACTGTTCGGCATGGGATTTTGGACCCGCGCCGGTAGCGAGTCGGCCATTATCGCAGTCAAGGGTAAACCGAAAGTAGCAAGCCGCTCAGTGCGCGCAGTAGGTAACTATGACACCGAAAGCCTAGACGAAATACTAGGCCGAGGCGTGTTTTCTGGCGCCTACCCTATCGGCCAACACAGCGAAAAGCCAAATGAGTTTAGAGAGGCGTGTGTTGAATTGGCCGGTGATGTGCCACGCATCGAGCTATTTTCTCGCAAGCGCGTTAAAGGTTGGGCTGTTTGGGGCAATGAAGTAGGCAAGCTTAATAAAAAGGCAAAAGCAGCCTAATGAAACCACGCACTAAACGCAGAGCGCATACCTGGTATGCGCTAAATCAAGAGTCAGGAGCAATTAATATGAGCGGCAAAATTGTTTACCAGTGCGCTGTAAATGGTGTTGTTGGTAAGGCGGGAAAAGCAATAGCACTTTGCGGAAAGCATAAGTTAAAAGGCGGTTGTGGCGCACATGGCAATACCAAGTGTGAACATAAATTTAGGGTTGCAATAAAAGGTGACACCCAATGAAAACCATACCAATGATATTTAATCAGCAAATGGTTAAGGCGCTAATGGACGGGCGTAAAACTACGACCCGCAGGCCAATTAAAGGAAGTCCAGGGTTAGATGATTCTGGCAACTTTATTGTAGGCGATTTTAATTATGGGAAAGACATTAACGGCAACCCTCAAACTAAAATTTTTACACACTTCAAGGGGCCATGCAGAGCAGGTGATCTTATTTGGGTTCGTGAAACATTTTGCTTGGGCCGTCTTGATGAAGCAGATGCAGAGCATCCAGCAGATAGAACGTTATTTGTTGATCAAGGTTGCGGCGATGAATATTACATACAAAAAGAATGGGCTGTATATAAGGGCGCAGAAGAATTAGACGAAGTTAAATGGAAACCATCTATTCATATGCCTAGAAAGGCAAGCCGATTAACCTTGCGCGTAACTGACGTTCGTTGCGAAAGAGTTAAAGCTATTACCGATGAGCAAGCAATGAATGAAGGCGTTTACCCCGCAAGACCAAGCTCTTTAGTAATGCCCTACTACATCTCATTTATGGATTTATGGGATGAATTGTACGGCAATTGGTGCAAAAACCCATGGGTATGGGTAATTGAGTTTGAAGTTATACACAAGAACGTTGACGAGGTGACAGCATGAACAATGCAAAAATCAAAGCCCTAGCGTTACAGCATGGCTTTAAATTAAAAGAGCAAAAAGGCGGTGAAATGGATTTAAACGAATACGTTTATTCGTTCGCCTGGGCTCTACTTCAAAACGGTAAACCTAATGTGTCGCATAAAGGTTACTTAGCCGACCTATTAAAAGATGCGGCAAGTTGCATACCCGAACGTTGTGCAGGTTACCACGTAGAGATTTACGCAAATGATGTGTGTGCAAATAACCCGCGCCTAAAGTGGCACTTCTACAACGGCGTTAATTTAGACACTTTCGAATGCGAAGTACCCGACACACGCGAAGATCTAAACAAGCGCTTTAACAACGCCAAAGGCTGTATGAAGTCGGCATGTTATAGAGCTATGAACCCTGATTATGCCAAAAAGTTAGCGTAGGTGATTTATGAAAAAAAATTACACAGTCATTTTTGAAAATGGCACCAAAGGGAAATACAAAGGCTTTAGCGCAAGTGGCGCAGCATTTGCCGCATCGCAAGACGGCAAGGTGATAGCTGTAGCCCGCGTAAGTAAGCTTCATAGTGCTGTAAAGTTTTTAGCTGTAACAACGGTAGCTGCCGCAGCAGTTTATCAATTATATAATTTGTAGGTGGTTTATGAGCAATTACAAATGCCGAAAATGCAATGCAAAGCTAAGAGCTAATGAGGCTTACGAATATCGCGGCGCTTTTGCCTGTGAAAAACACTTTGATGAAGTAATTGAAATGCGCGACTTCGAGCGTAACCAAATAATCAAAGAAGAACACAACAAAACCAAAGCATTTAAAGGCCTAGATCTAACTGATAGCACTATAGGAAAAGCAAACAAGGCGCTATTGAAACCACGCATTGAAATCGCAAGCAAAGAAAGCTCGCGTTTGAAAAATTATGAAAGAGGTGATTTATGAAAACTGAAATTTTAATATGGGCCTTGAGTGAGCTTGCGGTATCAGAGCCTGAACAAATAGAAACAGGAGTTATAGAAGTTCTAGGCGAAGATGAGCAAGGCAGGGAAGGCAGTTCAGAATTTGACATATTCGAGCTAGCAAACGAAGCAGCAAAAAAAATTCAATCACTAATTTCTCAAAATGAAAATTTAAAGGAAAAAATAAAAGACATAGGGTATTCCTACCGAAAAGTTGAGAAAGAAAGAGACGAATTAAAAATACTTAAATTTAAGCGGTTTAATGAGGAAGAATGCTGGCTATATAGAGGGGATGGCGAGGACTATTTAGATTCATTAGTTTGCCCCGTAGTAATCAGTCCAGAGAGATTAATTACAATCAAGAATATGAGTGCAGAAGGCTTTAAAAATGAGTTAATCAAAGCGTCAGCAGCTATTACTCACCCTCACATTGAAAGTGTCTACGCAGCATGGGAGAAAAATTTATGAGTTTACCAACAAGCAGATACTTAGCAACAAAAGACGTAGCCGCCCTGTTCGGCGTAAGACCAAATACTATTTTGGAATGGGAAAAAGAGGGTAAATTCCCGCCGGCTACAATTGTTGGAAAGCCTAAGCGCTGGGATGCTCAAGTAGTTGATCAGCATTGCGAAGCGCTTAGGGATCAAGCTAACCGCCTTTCAGCATGAGAACCCAACGGTTAATCCACTCCGTTAAGCCTTCGAGCATTGGCGATTTATTGTATATCGCCAATACGCCTTTCATCTTATGCCCTAGCAACTTCTCCGTGAATTGCAAAGGGCATCCCGCATCCGTTAAGTGCGTTGATATAGTCCGCCTAAAGTCGTGCATCCTAAACGGTCCAACACCTTCAATCGCCTCATAACACGACTTAGATATTTGGCTCACGCTTGAGCTGCTAGCAGGATGATCACCGCCACGGTTAGGAAACATATAGCTATACGATGGCGATTGCGATTTTATATATTTTAAGTCCTCAATTAACTCGCTTGGTATTGGCCGAACGATAGAATGCAAAGCGCCCTTTGTATTTTCTCTTTGAGTTGTAAAAAGTTGGTTATCTAAATCAAAATCATCTTTTTTAGCTTTGCATAACTCACTTATACGACAACCAAACACCATGGCGCAGCGCAGTATCACTTTGTTTCTATCCGTCATGTTTATTTCATCTAAATTGGACCAAATTAACTGGCACTCTTTTAGTGTTAAATAATGCTCTCGGGAATCATAATCCGTTGCAAAATCGCTTGGCCTTAACGCTTCGAATTGCGTGTTGCTAATAAAGCCCTGGCGAATGCAAAACCTAAACACAGATCTGATCTCTATAATGGCATTAAAAGCAAAGCCTTTGCCTCTGCCCTTTTCGATAGATACATCACCCATCGACTTAAAAAACGCGGTAAAGTGCGTTTTATCCATTAGTGAAATATATTGATTACCCCACGTATCATTTATACATGACACCATACGGCTCTTTATGCCTGCAGGATTATCGCGCTTTTTTAGGCAATAATTTATATACCAATAATCAATGCAATCTCTGATCGTAGGATTTTCTATTACCTCCGACTCAACCGCGTTGACGGCCTCCATATTCCGAGGATCTAAGTTTTGATTTACCAGTGCCATTTGCGCCGCACATTCATTACGTGCTTGTGCAAGTGTCATTGCTGGATAGGTTCCTAATTTATATCGAACCTGCTTACCATTAATTCGATAGCGTATTTGAAATGAGATCTTACCCTTTGGTGAGATCCTTAACGATAGGTTATCGCCGTCCGTTATTTCAGGCTTACCGGCATACTCTTTACCGTTCAAGCTCTTTAGTTTGGCTGCTGTAATGTTCATTGACTCTCCGACTCTGAGTACCAAATGTGACCAAAAATAGAGTCACAAATAAAATGGTACACAAGTTAGGACACAAAAGTCACCAATAACAGCATTAAAAGTCAGTGCATAACCGTAGATAGGAGTGTTAACTATACATTTAAGTTATTGTTTTAGATGAAATAAAGAGGATTAAAGAGGGATAAAAATAAATAGCGGTAGATGACTAGAGGCAATGAATCATTAAGTTTAATAGCTTGCCCGTATCTGAACCAAATTCATGTTTTTCAATGTTTTTTTCTTGTGTCATGGTCTTGCCTTTTTCCGTTTTGGTACACAAATTGGTACTCATTTAGATTTTACAACGAATGTTATTCAACTAACATGGACTAGAATATTGTGATTTAAGAAGTGTAATTCAAGGGCTGGGCGGCAAATTTCTCGTAGACTTAACGATCAACCTACTATAGCTTAATTACGCAATATTAATACAGGCAATTTTAAAATGCACATATTGGCAATGTTAGCAGGTATGATCATAGGATTATCAATTGGCACCCATGTAACCTGGTTGCTAGGAATGCCTATCATGTTACTTAGTTTGCTTTGCTTAAATATTGGCTCAGCGGCATGGCGTGAAAGACAAGAAGCCTTCGCATTGTTTTTTGGCTTATGCTGTGGCGCGTTTATTTTTGTCTATAATATTATTGTTGGTTGATGACTCGATACTCTGTTAAAAGCCCGCTTTATAGCGGGCTTTTTATTTCTACCACTCGCCTAAGTTTAAAGCGACATACGCCTTATGATAAATCGCATTTATCTTGCGCTGTATCTCGTCCAGTTTTGCACGCTTCTTAGCGGCGCTTAATTTATCATTGTCATTAATCGCTTTTTGCACCTTCCTTAATTTAGAAACCATGCGCTGTACTTTTGCAAGCGTGGCTTTAGAGCGTAACTTTTTACCGTCCTTTTCTATAAGCTCTTGCTGCCTTGCCGTATCGCCAAGCTCCATTGCACGCTTATAACTTCCGTAAGCCTGGTTGGCCGCGTCTAATGCTTCATAAAAATCATTAGCAAACTTGGTATTAGTTTTTGGCCCACTTCCTTGATAAAACGCTTTTACAACTGGGTATCGACTAACCGGTGTTTCTGGTGCCACCTTGCCTGTTATCATGCGCGCCACAATATCACTTGCACCTAATACGTAGCCGCCAATCGTGCCAGTGTAACCTTTAACTAAATGTTCAACTTTCTTAGGCGATACACCAAACTGTTGAGCAATCGCTTTGGCCGTGTCACTTGTGTAAGCGTTGTAGCGGTCCTCTGCTTGCTTATTCTGATCGGCCATCCCTTCAATTGGTGCCTGTTTAAAGAATGACTTGTTAATCATAACTTCCGCTGCAGGTAACACCATTTGTGGAATAGGGTTCAATGCCATTGTATTAAATACTGCGTTGGCAACTGCTTTACCTAAGTCCTTATCTGTTTGCGTTCCCGTTCCGTAATGGAATAGTCGCTCTGGCATGGTGCCAAAAACAATACCGAGCTCAAACGGTTTAGGTATTCTTATATGCTCACCATATGCGAAAATATGCCAGTTCATATCCTTATCCCAATCGGGCAATTGCTGGTATTCTTCATCGTCATCATTAGCCCAAGCCAATGCCAGGCTAAACGCTGCGACTTTAACACCTTTCATTGCTAGGTTTGCACTCAGCACGCGCAATACCCTATCGTCATTACTGGCTTTAGCTGCCCTAACAAGTTTGCTCATGCCCTGTAAACGTGCGTTAAAGAATGGCAGCATATCTATCATAGTGCCGATTAACGCAAAGTTACCTTTTAAGCTGTAGTCCATTAAATCCTTTGCTTCGTATGCTGCTTGGCGCTTGCTTTTGCCTGCTGCTATAGCTGCCTCATAGGTACTTAATCGGTTGGCATTTTCAAATTTGTCACTAATGCCGCGATACTTTTCTAATAAAGTAGCGCCGCTGGTTACAATAGTAGCCATGTAACCCTCAACCTCTTTACTGGTCAATCCTTTGGCTCTCAGTGCTCGGCGCATTTGTTGTGCGCCTGCTTCTGGATCGGCACCGTGAATATAACCACCTTGGAACGCTGCGCCACTAAATATTAAGTTGCGGTACGATTCATCCTCTTTGAATGCTTTTTTAAGTCCTTTTGCGCTATCTGAGCCAAATGTAAAACCGTCCTTGTTGATCATCCAGGCTTGCGCCGCATCACGTACAAAGTTTTTAAATATAAAGTCTGGTGACAATGTAATGCCGGCTGTTAAAAAGCGTTTTGCGCTCCGTCCTATTTTGTTAAACAAGCTGCGACTGCCAATGTCATTAACTTGAATCAATGCTCTTAATAGTGCTGGATCGCTAACAACATAAGCTTGTGGCTTACCGTTAACCATCACCTTAACTTTACCAAGCTTGTTTAAATCTTGTTGGCTTAGGCTAGCTATATCTTCGCTTGTTTCTGATTTTAAATAATCAGTGCCATCAAGGTTATTAACAACCTCTTGCATTGCTTTATTCTTTAATGACGCATCAATTAGCGTGCTTTGTCTCGCTATAATATTCTCTAGCAAGTCCTTGGTTGATTGCGTACCGCCTTTAAGCTTTTTGATTTGTGCTGACTGACCTGATATACCTTTGCGCGTGTGCGGCTCTACTATCATGCGCTTTATATCGTCCATTTCTGGATCTGTTTCACCCATATCACGGAAAAACGGCACGTAGTATTCCTCGTCAAACCCTGCGCGTTGCGCGCTGCTTAATAGGCCTGCTTGCTGGGCCATATCAAGAATAGCTGAGTTTATCTTGTTGTACTCAAGTCTGGTTTGCTCGAACAAGCGCTCTTTACCATTGGCTAAAGCTTTAAGCTCGGCAATATCAGCATCACTTAAATTGTTCTCTTTACCCTGGGCTTTTAACTGCTCTGCTCTGTGCGCGCCCATCCATGCAAGCCAGTTGTTAAGATCATCTCCAACCATGCCAAACACTTCTAGTAAGCCTTTGGTGCCTTCTTTGCGCTGCACTATTCCATCGCGCCATTGCGGAGCGCCATAGTTAAATACGCCGTGTAGTACATCGGCCAAGCCGGATGCAAGGCGCGCACTAACATAGCCCTGCCTGTTTGGGTCGGTTACGCCGGCGGCTATTTCTGCGTTTTTAATACCTGATAGGCCGTCAAATATTCCTTCGTTTAATCGGTTCCAAAATGGCGAGCTCTTTAACGTATCAATGGTTTCGTTTACTTTGTCTTTAGCCATATCTGAAAAAGTTTTCGCTGCTTGTTCTTCAAGTCCAAGCTTTTGTTTAGCTGTGCGGGTATCTTCTTCGGCTGTTCGACTAAACTTAAATGGCTCTGTGCTCCCTGATAGTTTATGAGCTTCATAATCGCTGATACCGTCCCTCTCAAGATACCCGATAATGTCATCTTTAAGTTGAGGCGATAAATCAGAGAAGTCGTTGTTGTAAAAGTTATTTGATTTAACGTCAAGCTCTGCTGAAACAGGGCTTATATCTCTAACCGTTAAGCCATTTTTAACAACTTGTTTTTCAAGTGGAGAATAGTCTGCCGTTAATGATTTTATAGCCTGCTTAGCAGTGTAAGAGTCCGTCCCCTTCCAAAAGCCGTTAGAATCAAGCTGATTTAATACGGACTCAATATCTGACTGACCGAAGTTATCTATATTATCTATAACCCAGCTAATAGGCTTTTTAACTTTTTCAATGTTAATTGGCTTATTAATCTCGCCATTAAAGCCGGTATCGCCGGTATCGCCGCCTGTTGTTCGGCTAAGTTTTTTGCCCGATTGACTGTAAGCTAAATTGCTTTCCTTTTGGCCTGCAGGATCACGTTGCGCCTTAAAGCCTTTCACTATACTTTCAAGCATTTCACGCATTGCTGTCAACTCGTCATCTTCACGATAAACAATACCAAGCTTATCTAGCTGCTTACGTATAAAGCGTTTTAACGCGTTCCACCAATATTTAACTTCGCCTTTGCTTGGCTCATTTTCTACAAAACGAGCAAAAATTTCCTCTGCTTTTACATCATCGTTCATATCCCAATAGTCGTTATTAGCATCTTTCCAATACTGCTCAAACGCTTTGCGGCCTTTGGTCTTTTTAATGCGATCAATAAACGCTTGTTTTGCTTCTTTACCAATAACGGTATCAAGTCCACCATGCGCGATAGTTTCATGTGCTAGCGTTTGTTTTAAGTCTGTTTCGCTATCAATGTTTTCAGCAATAACATAAACAGTATTGGACATTTCGCTATAGGCACCCTTAACAGTTGCGCCGTCAAGGCTCATGCGCCACATTTTTTCTGCTTCGGCAGTGGTGGATAATATGCGCACCTTAATCCCATTAGCGCCGTTCAAGCTCTCGATAAAGTCATCAGCAATTGTTTGCGCTTGCTTCGCATTAACGCCTTTTGCATTTTGCTTAACTTTAGATTTTGAAAACTTAATATCATTGTCGCCGCTAATTACGCTCTTAGCTTGCGCATTAAATTGTGTCATATCATCCAAGTTGCTAAACATGAATTTTTGACCGCGAGCCCAGCCGCCAAACTCTTTAGCAAGCTCTTTTAGTGCTGAGTAAACTTCACGCTCTTGGCGGTTTTTCATTTCAGTTACTAAAAACTCTTTGCCGCGCTTGGTGGTGTACGTTTCACCGGTGGCTTCAAAGTGTTCGTTGCTTTGCTGGCCTTCTACACGCACTTTTTTCTTTGGAGGGCTGAAATTAAATTCAATGCCGCTCTCTTTTGCTTCTTCAATAGTTTGCGCAATGAAGTTTGCAAAGTCTTGTCTAGCCTCGTCATTATCAAGCGTATAAACTTGCTCGTCACGCGTAGCAATAGCGCCAAACTCACTAGTAGCCTCTTTATCTATAACGCTTTTAACATCAGTAGGAAGGAAACCGTATAGCTGTACTTTAAATACAGATTCGCCTTTACGGTTGGTTGTAGGCTCGCTTGATGCGTCCATGTACTGATCAATATCATACACTTTTGCCGTAGGCTGGTTGCGTTGCTTTAGTTCAACATCTTTTATGCGCTCGAATAGTTCATTAATATCTTTTGCGCCGGTAAAGCTAATACGCTGCATGGCTGGCGCGTCTGCTTCATTGTCAAAGCGGTCTAGCACTATTATTTTAGTTTTTACGCCTGTGCCAGCGCGATCAAACACGCCTGCTGGTAAATCAATTTCAGCCGCTTGATATATATTCGTTAACTTTTCATCCGTTAATAGCGCATCTAAACGCTTGTTTGCTGCTGGCCCGTCCGGCACTAAAGCAACTATACGGCCACCGTTTACAAGGTGGGTAATTGCTTTTCTAATGTGGTCATAAGCAAGCTTGCCGCCTTTACCAAATGGCGGGTTCATAGGGATGCCTTCAAACTTATTGATCACGTTTAAATCTTCAAACGGTATGTTATCCACTTCGCCGGGGAAGTTCATTTGAGCTAGCGATGTAAGTTTAAAGCTTTTCTCTGTTGCTTTATTTCTCGTTGTGCCAGGGAACCAGCGACCAATAGCGGCATGGCCCACACTAGGCTCAAGCAGTCTATTACCCGGTGAAGGCTGTAACCATTCAACCATTTTTTTACCTAACGGTTCAGGCGTAGCAAAATAATCATCACCTTCTGCGCTCTTGGTGCCGGCATTTCGTTTTAGGTTTGCATAATAAAAAGACTTAGCACGATCCCAATCATTTATTTCTGTTGGTCTGTCTGAAACCTTACCGCCTTTGCCTATATCTTCTTTAACTGGAAGGTACGCAGCATCTAAATAGCCCTCACTAATGCTTTCTTTTAAGCTTCTAGCAAACTCACCCATAGCTAAGTTTTCTGCGGTGCTGGCGCGACCAGCTATTTTGCTAGCAAAAATGTTTCTCTCAAAAGCAGTGCCGGTTGTAAGGTTTTCAAATTGTGCGTCTGTTTTTACACCTACACGATAAATACGGCCTTCTATCTGTATAAATTGCGTTGGCTTAACTGGCATACCTATGTTTATTAATACACGCTGTTTGCCGCCAGTTATATCGTGCAAGCTAATGCCGGCCTCGCCTGCCTCTTGTTGCACAACGATAATATCAACACCGCTATTATCTTTATTAAACAGGTCTTTCGCCTCTTTACGCGCTTTATCTGGCACATTGCCATTGTAAAACCTTACTGAGTTACCAAATTCATCAGCAAACAAGTCAAGCGGACGAGCCAACACGCCAAAGTCTATATTGGTCATGCCTGGGAACTCTGATTCAAATTGCGCCATTAATTCAGGTTTAAGCTGTCTAACCTTTTCTATTGGGTCAAACGAACCACCAACGTTATAAGAATGGAAAAGCACAACCTTTCGGCCTTTCTTTACATGCTCTTTAACTCGGTTTACAGCTTCTTCGGCTTTTATTGCTTCTGTTAGTTTTATTTTTTGTGTGTAGTCGAACGTTTTATTAAGAATATCGGCCAACTCTGAATAAGGTCGCTCGCTTGTTTCGCCTTCGGCTTCACCATCTACTGAGTGATCGCGCCACTTCTCGATTAAATCATCTAACTTTTCGCCGGCGGCGGTCTCTACCTTTATAAAGTCTCGGCGGTAGTCTGCTTCTACTTCAAGCGTTCGGCCACCAAGCACGCCTTTTTCCTTCATGGCCTCATGGAATTGACGCTCCATAAGGCTTTGATCTACGTCCGCGCCTGGCGTGTTTAATTTGTGGTATCTCCAACGATACCCAAAATTTTGAATGTAAAACGCATTTCGACCAGTAAAGGCGTTATCATAACCACCCTCAAACTTGTCGCCATAATCTGTGTAGTTAAATAAATAACCTTCGGCATAGTCTAGGTTTTTAACATAAGGGAACGGTGTAGCGGACAGGAATAACACTTTGCTATCGGTTGGGCCTTCCTCTTTGAATTTAGAGGCGAGCGATTTTATTTTGTCGTGCAGCTTTGTTAGGTCTTTTTGATAAAACGATTTCGCCTCTGCAAGTGCTTTTGGCTTTGCCTCTCCATCGGCCTCAAAACGCTTGGCCTTTGCTTTTATTTTCTTGTCTAACGCTTCGATTTCATCGGTTAAATAAGCCTTAGCTCGTCTATTTGATCCCGCCTCATGGTTTGTTAGTGCTCTCAAGCTATCTAGCGCATTGGTTACTTTAGCTTGCTGGCTACCCATAAGGTTTTGAGATTCATCGGCAATAATAATATCAAACGCCTTACGGTCTCTGATTAATCGGTCATTACTGCCTAGTGTCGCGTAAGTTGTAATGGTAATGCCTCGGCCAGCATCTTTAGCTTTTGCTCCACCATCTGAGCCAATTAAATAAACGTCTAAACCAAAGTGCTCTTTTGCTGCTTGAATCCATTGCTGAGCTATGCCGTCATTAGGAACCGCAACAAGCGCGTTAGTTTTGCCGGTTTGCTCAAAGCGTTTTAGCACGCCTAGGCCAACAAAGGTTTTACCTGTGCCTGTACCGTTTGTGTTTTGGTATCCGGTGCCAGGGTTTTCGGCGCCAAAAAACCTGTTTTCTATTTTAGCAATGTCGCCTGCTTGCTCGGGCATAAGTACAGGCACACTTTTTAATATGTCTGACTCATTGCCCCACTGAGCGTTATGCGATTTTTTAGCGGCTGTTTGCTCTGCCTGTAGATCAGTTGCTAACCGTTCAGTAGCTTCGTTAGTTGCTGTTGCTGGTCCATGTTCAGCCTGTGCTCTAGCGTCATTGTCGCTATTGCTTCGTCCATCGTTTCCGGCACTGCCAGTATTTGCAGTTCCCTTAACATTCCCTGATTCGTTAAATAAGTCGTCAACGCCTCTCTCTCCAAGTAAGGTACCATCATTTGCTGATAGGCTAGGCTCACTGTCGGATCGTTGCTCTTGTTTAGTATCTGACTTTGACGGTCCATTGCTTTGTTTAGATCCGTTTGATTCATCATCATTAATGTTTTCAGGTTTTGATTTTTGATCGGTGCCTTGGCTATTTTGTTCCAAGTTTTCGCCGGTAGTTGGTACATTGCTTTCACTCTCTATAGTGCTTATGTCAAACTTGCGCACACTTCTAGGCAAGTCCATTGAGTCGGCTGTGCTTTCGTCAATATTATAACGTTCAGGGTTTGCACTCATTGCACCGTAAGCCTCTTTTAAAAATGGCTTAACGTCCTCGTCCTTAATGCCCACTGCTCGTGTAGTATTTAATACATCGCGAGCCCATTGCGCAAATTTTACTGCGCCCTCGGCAATAGATAGCGCGCCAACTTCGGCAACTGCTACCATTACTTCTGGATCAATGCCGCTGTTAAACTGGCCCTTGCGCGAGTTAATCAGCTTTTTAAGTCGCTCTGCTGCTTCGCGCTTCTTATCGCTAATTGCGTTCGCTGCATTGTCTAGCTTGCTTTGCGGCTTAGGCTTATCTGAACTATCTGGAAATTCAGGATTGTTGGATTGCGTTGTAGGCTCTTGGTCAAATAGAGGCGGCTCACTATCTCCAAACATATCAGGGCCATTGTCTTGCTCTATGCTTTCTGGTTCGGCTTCTGTTTCTGTAATAGGTGCGGTACTAGGTGCGGACTTTCCATCTTTAGGTGCGGATATTGAATCGCGTATTTGCTGGACCATTGAAGGATTGGTGTGCCAACTATCCCACGCTTTAACTTCGTTTGCCAGCTCGTTTGTTCGCTCTTTCAATGCTTTAGGGTCTTTTACATTAACGCCCTCTGCGGCTGCTATTTCTGGCTTGTTGGCCGCGCCACGGATAGCAGACAAACGGTTTCTAATTTCGCGCTGCTTTGTCGCGGCCACTTTCGCCATTTGCTCAGCTTCTTGCATAGCTGAGTCATCAAAGCCAAATAAGTCGCCGCTCTGTCCGCCTTGGCCTTGATTAGCATCTAATGCCGATACGGCGTGAATTAAGTTTTTAGCAAACGTAATTGAACGCTGATCATCGGCAATTGATTTAATGCCTAATACTTGTAAACGCTCATTGCCTGGTGCAGCATCGGCTATTGCTTCGGCTGCTTGGGCGCTGATCCGCCCTGTCCTCTGTGCTTCAATTGTTTCATTAGTCGCACTATTTGCGATTTTGAATGCTGTTCGCCCTGTTGCTCTATCGAGTAACCCATATTGTTTTGCTTCTGACTCGGTGATCCCGTCTTGCTTAAAGAGTTCGACATAATCTTCTACCTGCCCTTTATCTTCTCGAATGTTTAATATTGCGTCCAAGCGCTTACCATCGTCTGCGGTAAAGCCGTCTGACTCATAGTGATACTGCGCCGGTATGTTTTCAACACCATCACGTTTGGCTAAATCAAAACGGTGACGGCCTGTTATTATTTCTTTATTGCCATTATTGCGCACCCATACTTGAACCGGTGACATACCCACTGGATCAAACTTACCTGTTAGTGGCTCGACAACACCGTCAGTATTTGAGCCCGACTTAAATTGCGGTATATCTTTAGATAATGATAGTTCACTTACTGGCGTGTCGATAACTTGAACGCCGTTAACCTTATCATTAACAGCAATGTTTTTATCATCTTCATCTTTACCTGGTGCCGCGTCAACGTTTAACGATAACGCTTCACCTTCTTGTTGGGCTGGCTGCGCTTGATCACCCTGTTCATTTTGCGCAACTGTATCAGACTCAGGACTTTGCTCCGCTGCTGCCTGCTCTGTATCCTGCTTGGTGCCGTCATCACCTTTAATCGTCCAGCCAAAGCCATTATCAAAACTAACCGCTTTTGTTTTGTGGCCGGCTCTGCGTGCTGCGCGTGCTTCTTTACTTAGTAGCGCATCGCGTTTCGTTTTAAATGCTTCACCATTTTTAGCAACATTAACGCCGCTTTCGTTACCGGCAAACACAATATCTTTTTGTGGCAATAAATTTTGCGAGTCTTTACCGGCTTGTTTTACACGCTCTGCTGCGCGTTGCTGTGGTCGGCCATCTTCACCAAAAATAATATCTTTTTGTGCAATGCCTTTAGGCTGTGACTCAAGATCCGCTTGTGCTTGCTCGCGCATTTCACGGTTTTTAGTTTGCTCTGTTGTTGGCAGCTTGCCTTGCTCTGGTATTACTTGGCCGTCTATTGGTGCGTTTTCTATGCCTTGGGCGTTTTTAGCGTCTGGACCTAATAGCTCGCCTTCGTGCTGATACTTTATAGGACTAAAGCGATCTTCTGGTGTAGGCGCTTTATTAAATGCGGCGGCCTTTACGCGTTCGTCTACTGTTGGTGAATTGTTGCCCGCCTCTAAATCTCTTAACGATTGCTGTGCGGGGCTGGTAAGCATATCACCATACTGGCCGGCTGCTTTTGTTGTCTGGTCAAAGCCTGCTTGTCTTGCGGCTGTTGGCGCATCGTAGTTAATATCATCATTTTTAAATACAGGCGTTTGCGTATCTTCTGGTATGGCCTGCTCTTGCGTTTCTGGCTGCACCGGCTCTGCTGCGGCTGCAAACAAAGGATCATCAATACCAAATTTTTCTTTCATTGTACGGGCAACAATTGCTGAGGCTTCAACCTCTGTAAAGCCTTGTTTAATTGCTGAGTCGTATTGCTGCTTTTTAACTGTTTCAATCGCTTCTTCTGGCGTTGCGCCTGCCTCAACAAGCTGATCTGCGCCTTCCTTAACTGTTTCTGCTGACTTTTGCTGATAGCCCATAGCCTTTTGAGCAGTTTCTGAGCCGGTACGCATAACGCCACCCACCAAAACGCCACCAACAAACGCCTCGTCTAAGCCTTCAAATTCATCAATGCTCTTGCCTGCGCCCCATTGCGCTAATGCTTCTTGCCCTGTTTCTGTTAAACCCTCTGCACCTGCGCCTTTTAGTATGCGCTTAGCAAAGCTTGGATCGCGTACAGCTTCAACCAGCTCACCACGCCCCATGCGCTTAGCGGTTTCGACTACGCCATCTTTTAAAATATCTTTACCAAGTTGGCCCATGCTCACCTTGATACCTAAACGCTCAAGTAGCATTTGGCCGGCACCGGACGCAACCGCTTTAACTTCGTCTTTTTCGCCTTCGGGTTGTTTTTCGTAAGCTTCGTTAGATAAACCGCCAGCCATACCAAACGCGCCGATACCTGTAGCCGCACCCGCCATATAAGGCAATGATCCCGCTACAAGTTCGCCGGTATAGCTACCCAAGCTGCTAAGGCCATCAATATCTTTATATGACTTAACGGTAGGCTCGTATGATTGCTGCTCCTTTACGTTACGATCTATGCCTTCTTGCGCCCACTTAGATAATGTACCTCCTTGACCTATAGCTTTGCCTATCGCGCCTGTTTGTTCTTCTTCTGGTACGCCAACGTCAGTAAAGCCCTTAACGGCTCGATAGCCAAGCTCTTGTACTTTATCAACACCCGCGCCAAATGCTGCAGATAAACCGCCCTCGGCTTCTGGCTGGCTTGGCTTTATAAGCCCACGGTTTACCGCTTCGTCATACATGGCTTTGTGCTTGCCTTTTAATAGGCCGCGTTCGTTAGCCTCAATTAATAGTTGTAATTTATCTGCCATGTTATTGCGCTCCTAACGCACCGGTAAGTTGTTGTAGTAATTGATCATCGCTAAGGTTATTAAGATCAACGTCCTTCCCTGCGTTGTCGCCACCTTCACCACTAGGCGCTTTAACGCCATAAGCATTTTGAAGCTGATTAATGCGGCTCTGATATAGGTCTTTTACGCGCTTTTTCGCGGCTTCTCTGCCGCCATCTTCTAGGTAATCCAAGTCTGAACCGCCCTCAATTTTGGCAAGGGCTTTGGTCATTTCATCTTGAATAGAGTTGAGTTGTTTTTGATAATCGTTGCCACGGCTTGAGCTGGCTTTTGTGCCACGGCCAAAGTTAGCCGCAACCTCTGCGCCCATTTTATCCCAATATTCGGGGCGCTCTATCATATCAGCCATCATGGCACGTGCTTTGATAGTGCCTACTAACTCTTTAGGCGTGTACGTCATTACAGGATCATCACCCTCAGACGTTCGGCCTTTGGTCATTGGCTTGATTTCTTTTGCGCCGTTTTCATAAGTGACTTGTAACGCTAAGGCTACGCTGCCGTCTTTACGCTCTGCCGGCACAAAGCCAGCAAAATCGACACTGGCAATTTTTGATTTAACGGTCTCGTCATATTGACCAACGGATGAATTAATCTTGTCTTTGAATACACCGTTAAATAACTTAATGGTTTCAGGTGAATTGGCCTCGGCCATGTTTCCGCTTTTAATCACCGTATCAAGCTTTGTGCTAAGCCCTTTAACCGCTTCGCGGTATTCCGGCTTCATATATGTGCGCGGGTCCATTCCTTTGTTGCGTGCAAGTACATCGCTTAATTCTTCTGGCACTTGGCCTGTCTCTCTAAACGACTGCCACGCTACGGGTATTGCTTGCTGATCTTTTTGCCACTGCGCCTGCTGCATTTGGTAGTTTTGCTGCCACTGCCTTTGCTGCTGGTTCGCTTCAAGCGTGCTATTGCGGTAATCTTCGCTTGCTTTAGCTTGGCTTTCGCGCCATTTTAAATCCTGCTCGCGATTGTTTTTTCGTTCTTCATCTAACTGCGCTTGTCGCTCTAAACTATCTTGATAGCGTTGGTCGTTGCGTTTATCCATATCAGCTAACCGGGCTTTATTATCTTTTCGTGCTTGATGGCGTTCCATCATTTCAAAGCCTTTCAATGCACCATCTACAAATGCGCCTGCCATACATTACCCCTTAAAGTGAACCCGCAACTAAGCCAATAGCGCCACCAATAGCCGCACCCCAAGGACCACCAACGGAAAAGCCGACCATTGCGCCCGATGCCGCGCCGCTCATTTGCGCGCTTTTCTGCTGCTGATCTAAATTATCATTTGTCATTTCACGGTTTTGTTCCATATCCGACAATGTTTTAAGTGAGCCTGTGGCCTTGTTCTTCGTACTTTGGCCTGCTTGCATAATTGAATAGCCCATATTAGCTACCTCCAATATCAGCTAGAGACTTAGGCGCGCCGCCTTGCCCCGTTAGTATTTGGTTTTGTAAATCGTCTACAGATTCACGCGTTTCATTGTTTACAGAGGCCGTTGTAAGGCTTTTTAAAAGGCCTGTATTAGCACTGCTTTGTTTTGTTTCGTCCGGTGTTAAACCGTATCGGCCTAAGCGCTGTGCCTCGGCCACTTCTGATTGCTTAAACGAAGTGGCGATATTTTTTCCATTGCGCTCTAATTGCTCATTTAACAATTTGTCGCTGGTAGCAAGACCGAACAATTCTTCTTGAACTGGTAAGAAACGGTTTTTGTAATCTTCAAATTGCTGGCGAGTTAGATCCGCTAATGCGTCTTGATAACTGGCTGTTCTGATATTGGTGGTATCAATATCGTAAATATCGTATTCAAAATCATCGTCCATACATTTCTCCTACGTGGTCCATTGGTTAGAATTATTGCTCGGCGTGCCTGTGATCACGTTATCCATATCAGCGAGCCCGTCATCTGCTGGCAAATTGCTGTAATAGCTACCGGCTGCGCCAGCCAATGCACCCGCAGCACCTAACACTGAGTCTGTTTGCTGTCGGCTATTGCTGGCATCATTAAATGCTTTTTGTTGCGAGCTTGCTGCTATGTCGCTAAGCGTTGCTGTCGCCTCTTGTGATTGCCCTTGGCCCATCGCCATTACATTGCTCATTTTGCCTATGTAACGCTCTTGGCCGGCCACTTGTGATCGTGACTTAGCATCGCTTGTTACTGACGCTTCATTGTCTGCCATATCACTAACAACGCTTTTAAATTTACCGCTATTGGGGTTTATGCCGTTGGCTTCCATGCTTGATAGTGCGTTATTGCTGGCATCTGAAAACGATTTTTTATAACCAATATTGGTGTTCTCGGCTATGTCATCGTAAACACTTTCGTCATTGGCCTGCTTAGCATCTTCAATAACCTGATTTTCAAATGGAACAATGTTCTCTTGGTAGTAGCCCCATTCCTCGGCATATACTTTTGCTAGCTCTTTTTCATATTCGGTTTCTTTAACTTCGCCGCTGGATTTACCCATTACTATTCCCCTAAAAAATGCCGCCACACGGTTAGATCATCACGCACGCCAGCGTGAACCCAACCATGCAAGGGGGCTACTTTGTTAAAACCGCGTCTAGCGGTTGCAAATTCGATAAAGCTAGCCTTGCCGCACTTAGCAAGCCTAATGATGTGGTGTAAGTATCGCTGTGTAGCGTTCCCGCCATGGCAAGACGCGACAGTGATCTCAATATATGTTTGGTTTTCAATGTGGCGCGGCCACAAGATAAAGAAACCATCAGGCACCAAAAACAAAAAAGCCCACTCGTTTGAGCAGGCTTTGTCGATTTCTTGGTATAGGTGTGGGTCGTTTGCAATATTGCCTATTCGAGTTATTGGCTCTTTAAGCCGGTCACGGTACTTAGACCATGACACGCATTGCAGGTGTGACTTTTCCATTGTGATAAAATATTAACCTATTATGGGGGGTTTATCCATTATGAAATTGTAGAACCGTCCTTGAAAACCCTCGCTACTATTCTCTGCGGTAAAGTGCCAACTTCCTCACCTGGGCCGCCTTTGCTTATCCTAACGTACACCGTCCTGCTTGAGTTTGCAGGTATAGTAGCAAGTAAGATTGCCGATATTCTATCGCCTGTATCTAGGTTTGTTTGCTCTGTCACGCTATCTCTAGCTGACGAGTAACCAGACATGTAAAGTTTAAGTGTTGTACTCGATGCGTTAGAGTTAGATGATGGATTACTAGAAACCCTAATGCCATCAATCATTATTTTTCGTTGGAATGGCTGGCTTGAAACTGAAAACCTCACAACCTCGACTTCACCAGATCCAGAGTTAGTAATTCGACCAATATTCTTTGTTGTTAAATCAATAACATCACCATCAAGATTCTGCGCGTAAACAGTACCGTAAAAGCTCGCATTTTGGCCGAACAATTGGTTTATGTAAGCCTGGTCTATTTGAGCAGAGCCAATAGCGCCATTAGCAATATACGTAGTTACATTTGAACTCAATATTTTACTAAGTCCTGCAAATGGACCAAGTGAAGGCTTGCCCGTTATGCTGTCATATGCAAGTGAGTTTAAATAAGCCAGCGAGCCCAGTGCGGGTTTCCCTGTTACCTCGCTGTAGTCAACTGAATTTTTAAATGCTAAATCTCTAAAAGCTGGCTTGCCGCTCAAGTCGTTATAACCTAGCTCACTTAAAAATGCGAACGCCCCTAGATTTGGCCTGCCGCTTATTTCGTTGTAAGCCAAAGAGTCTTTAGAGGCTAAGTTACCTAGCCCTGTCACTTTAGAGGACGGTATAGCGCCTGTAGATGACATAACAACGTTGCCGTTATTATCTTTAATGGTTACAGATTGAAGCGTGGCGCTTTTAGCAAGCATGTTGCCGTTCGGGTCAATTGAAAAATTACCACTTCTTGCGCCGTTGCTTGGGTTATAGTTAATTGATGGTGTTGTCAGTCTTGAGCTAACAAGCAATCTATTGGCAAGCAGGTCATCAGTGACCAGGCTTTTTATAAATGCCTCGTCAATAATCGCCGTATTAATTACTGTCTTGCCATCCGATACAGCAAAAATAGGTGTTAAGTTGGTAGGATCTTGATCTGTGATAACAGCAAACTTAGCGCCTTTAACTGCGAATATAGGTTCAACACCGTCATTCACAAGACCAAGACTTGTTGTGAGTCCATTAACAGTAGACTTGACACCCCATAATGCGCTGTACTCACCTTGGTTTGTTGCGACAGTTTCGCTTACTATTTGTAGTGAAGATCTTACGCCGTTTACTTCGGATAGCAGTGTTTCAGACGCGGTTGCTATCGCTTGGTCTGCTTCTGTTTTGGTGGTGTAATTATTGACGATAAGCGCGCCAATGCTGTCGCCCTCTGGATCTTCTATAAGTGACCTAAGCGCGTTGGTTGCTGAGCTTATGGCACTATTTGTATCAGACTTTGTGTAATAGTTAAGTTGTAAGTCCGCGCCTATGCTGCTGCCTTCGGGATCTTCAATAGTTGCACGTAGCGCAGTATCCGCACTGGCTATTGCTTCGCCTACTTTTGCGCTAGTTAAGTAGTTGTTTAATAGGTCAGCTGAAACATTATCAATATCGCTATCTAGCTTTTCTATTATTTCTGCGGTTGCCTCTGTGCTACTTGCAAACGTTGATTGGAGTTCATACAGGGTTGCTCGGTTTTCACCCATTGCAGCATTTAAAACCGTTAGAGACTCAGCAAAAGCGCTTTGTTCATTAGCAAAAACATTTTGCCTTTGTATTATATCCGCCTCGGCTATCGTCCTTCGCTCTTGCTCCAAGTCATTAGCTAAAGCGTTTTCAATTGCGGCTATAGCGCTTGTTTCATACTCCGCTCTTAATTGCTGGTTTGTTGAAGCGCTTGATTGCTCCGCATCTGCTTTGGTTTCATACTCATTAAATAACGTAGCGCCAAGGCTGTTGCCCTGCGGATCTTCAATTTCGCTTTTTAGTATTGTTGTGGCTTGGCTTATCGCTTGCTCTGTCTCTATAGAGGTTAAAAAGTTTTCGTAAATATCAGAGGTAGCCCCTTCTATTGCGCTTTGCATTGCGTTTGTTGCTTGGCTTATAGCGCTTTCTGTATCGACTTTCGTTAAATAATTAACTTCAAGGAATGCCTTGTTTTCATCTACCTTTGTATTTAGCTGTAGAATGTCGCTTGCTGTTGAGTTGGTTGCGTCCGAGAATGCCGCGCTTAACTGCGTTAACTTTGATTCGCTTTCGAGAAAGTTTGTTTCAATAACAGTGATTGATTGCGCTAACGCTTCTGTTTGGCTAGTTGTAGCCTCTTGAGTCCTTAATATATTAGCGGTAACAATTCTTTGTTGGTCTGCCTGCTGATCATTAGCTAGCGCATTTTCAATAACAGCTTGTGCCAACGGCTCGTTTGCAAGCTCAACTTCACTGCTTAGCTGAAATATAGCTCTTGATACTGCTTCTTCTACGCTGACCTTTGTGCTGTATTCGTGAAATAGCGTAGCACCTATGCTGTTACCCATAGGATCTTCAATTTCAGCTTTAAGCAATTGAGCCGATGATGTTATTGCTTCGTTGGTTTCTGTTTTGGTGTAGTAATCTTGCGTGAGTGTCGCGCTTACTTCTTCGTCTATCGTAGATTTAAGCTGCGTTGTTGCCTGGCTAATAGCTGAATTAGTTTCTACCGTAGTGCTGTAATCTTGTTTTATTAGCGAGCCTAGACTTTCACCGTCCGGATCTTCTATCTCACTTTTTAACTGTAGGCCATAAGCTGCTATTGCATTGTCTGTCGCAGTTGATGTGTAGTAATCGTTAAATAGCGTAGCACCTACGCTGTCGCCTTCGGGGTTTTCAATTAATGATCTAAGCGTTTGCGTTGCAGCGGCTATCGCTTCGTCTGTAGTCGCTTTGGTGTAGTAGGTATTTGCAATGTCGCCACTTAACGCGGTTCCATTTTCCTCTATCATTACCTGTATGGTTTCTGCTGCAGCGGCTATGGCTTCATTTGCTTCTGTCTTTGTTAAAAACTCGGCTTCTATGCGAGCATTAACATTACCAAGCTTAGATTCAAACTCGTACAGCTTAACCGCATTCGCCTCCCAATTTAGATCGCCAACAAGCGCGCTTTCAATTAACTGTCTAGCTAATGAGTCCGTATCAAAGTCTAGTGCCTCTACTCTGTCTATCGCATCCTCAGCATCTTGCTTTGCCTGCTCCGTAATAGTATCTAGGCTTTCTATGCGCTCTTGTATGCTGGGAATATCAATTAAATGCTGGTCAACATCGGCGCGTAACTCGTCTATATCTAAATCAAAGTTATCTATTTCGACTTTTAATGCTGGTATTTCATTTAAAGCAACATCTTCAATTAAGTATTCCAGCCCCGGTATTTTATCGACTGCCGTTGATAGAAAATCACTCAAATGCGATTTTTCTATAAGCCCGCCAATTTCATCGAGTATAAGTTCAGCTGACTTTTGCGTTTTTGCAAAAACACCGGCTGCGCCCTGCGTTGGCCCTTTTACATCGGCTATATTTACAAAGCGAACCCAATAGTAATATTCAGCTCCCATATTTACAGTATCGCTAAATACGTCCGCAACTTCTGTCGCTATTAGCGTGGCACTGTTAAATGAGTCTGTTTCGCTGCGCCATATTTCAGCGTAAGCATGGCCTCTATAGGTGGGGTGATCCCAGCTAACGGCTATAAATGTAAAGCCACCTGTGGCCGATAGGTTGACAGGCGCGTGCGGTCTTTCCACGCCACCTGTTGTAATTGGAAGTCCACCATCATTGGTGCCGCCACTCGCATTATTAATAAGTGCCTGACGCTTCATATCATCAAGATCAACAAGGTCGCTCATTAATAAAGCTCTGTTATTACCTCGCTGGCCTGTTAGCAGCTCTATATTTTCAGTAATAGCGCTACTAGTGGGATCTTGCCGGCCTTTTCTTACTATGCCAGGGAACGTGCCTTTTTTTAATTTTGCCATTAAGCCGCAACCTCTCTCATGGTTGTTGCAATAGAAACGCTGTGTATTGTGCCTTTGCCATAAACCTCAAATGACCACTTATCACCGCGATTAGGTGGCAATCTAAATGCCATGCTGGGTATTTGCCCTGGCGCTAGATGCAATATCTCTACTTCATCGGCGTAAATGCGAACCCCTGAAAGCTCTGTATCGACTCCTTTCACCATTGCACATGCAAAGCTTAGGTCGCTCGCTGAAAAGTCCTTAGATTTCCATTCATAGCTTGTAAGCTCGTTAGACTCACCCCATTTGCTCAAGTCCGCGCCTTGGCAAATATACAGAGTGTCATCAACAAGGCTGTTAAATCCGCAATCAGCTTTGGCCGTAAAGTGTCTAAAATCACCGGTGTTCGGATCAAAAATAAACGCCTTGTCTAAGTTGGCTCCATAAAAAGCTAAATAACGCCCCTCTTGGTGGTACGCCTCTATTGTTTCTGGCTCGTACTCTTGCCACTGCTCACGCGTTATTACCTGGTTAGTTAGCATGGTTAACCCGCCACTGGTTAAACCTATCAAGCCGTCAGGGCTTGCATATATGAGCGTGCCGTTTACGATTACCGCTGAGCGTGCGCTTGTGCATGATTGATTAGACTCTAGCTTTTGGCCGGCCATTGCGTCAGGACTAATGCCGCTGAATAAGTAAGGGTAGCCCTTTGTTAAAACTGCAAGCGTATTACCAAGCGCAGCAACGGTTACAATTTCATGCTCGGTTGTTAGCTGGTAACCGCTCGGCCAAGCATACGGCAAGTACGCCTCGCTAAAGCAAACCGTACTATCAAAAAAGCCGGCCAATATACCGTTAGCCATAGACGTTAAGCCAATCATGTTCTCGTTTGGCATTTCGTAGTCGTAAGTATCAAGCGATGATCCTAGCTCGTCTGTTGGAATATCATCAACAAATTGGTTTTGTGATATTGGTATCTCTGCCACAAATAAATAATCTGCTATGCCTCCGCCGGTTGCCGTTCTGTATATTCTGCGATGCGTAATGTTTGACGCATTTACATTTGGCGGCGATAAAGCAAGCGTTACGTATGTACCTTCTTCGTCTGGGTATCTAATATCAAGACGTTGTGACGCTTCGCCCGGCGGTCCTTCTTCACCCTGCTCAGTGACAAACGTGTGCGTGTAGTAGCGCGTTTCGTCATCATTAGGATCTATTTCATCGGTGGCCGCATCTGTCACCACTGCAATTATTGGCACTTCGGGCGATTGAACGCCAAGGCGATAAGCACTAGCCGGCATATTATAACCGCTAAAAATAGCGTTGTTAGTTACTTTTGGGTAGCCATCACCCGTAAAGTAAACGCGTTGCCAAGGGTCGTTTGCAATTGGGCTCGCTACGGCATTAACTGCTTTATTCCATGAAAACCAATACTGGTCTAAGTAATGGTAAATTGTTTTTGCGTTCGAGATCACCGATACGTCTGTCAACTCAGGAAGTCTTAAAGGCGATAGGTTGCCATTATCAAAATGACAACCATAAGCTTTAGATGCTGATTCATTGGGAAGTAATCGCGGATCGATTTTAGGCCGTTCACCGGCAAAAGTTTTAACGGATATTGCAGGCATAGGAATCGCTTATTTGAAATTACGGTTAATTTTAAGTGGCTTTGTTTTTATTACTCAATAGGAAGGCTAAGTGAGTAGCATCTTTGCGGGGTGAATCGACCTACAAAGTCTAGGTTTACATAATCAAGACAGTAAGCGACAAGCTCAGAGCAAAACCACTTTTCAGGATCATTCCATGCGCTAAAGTAATGGCCAATAGCGCCGCCAAAATCATATTTGTGACCCAATAGCTCATTGGCATCTGTAGACTCGCCATTCATAATGCGGATCTCATGGTTTGGGTAATCGAGCTTAAAGGTATCTAATGTCTGTTTGATTACGCCCTTGCTCGCTTTTGCATGAATAACGTAATCAATGCCCTGCTCTTTTACAATCACGCCGCAATGGTGCCACTGTGACCAAGTGACTAATTTTATCAATAAACTAAACGGCATGTTGTTTGTGCAAAATATCACGCGCATATTAAGCACTCCAATCTAAGTTGTTGATAAAGTCTTTTATGCTAGCTTCATCGCTTAGTGCGTCCAGCGCATCTTTAAAGTGGCGAGCTTTATACACTAAAAACTTTTTGCGGTTAGCAACAGCAATGCCTAAGCCTTTCATGTCCTCAGCCGACATTTCAACTTCTTCATTTTCACGCGTTAGCCAAAGAGTGTCCGTTTCAGTTACTACGGCACCCATAATATCACCCTTTGACTGAGCATCGGCTTGGAATGTATGCCCGTTGTACTCAATGTCTGAGTCATTCAACGCATCGCGAGTGGCGTTTATGCTGTCGTTAGCGCCCTGCTTTTGCTCTAAAAGCAAATGCTCCGCGTCTATTGTTATAGCGCCTTGTTCTATCTGCTCTTTGAGCTTGGCCCATATATCAATTGTTTCATCTTTGTATTTTTGCTGTTCTTCAAAAACGTCTTGTTCTTCAAAAACAGGGAGGTCCTCAATAGCATCTTCAAATAGAGGCTCGCCATCTTCACCTAGCACCTGATTTCCTTCTTCATCAAGTGCAGGAGCTTCGCCAACCTTTACGCTTTCAGTGCCAACCTGAACTTGTTTGGTATCCACCTTTACTTGCTCTGTGCCATCGGGAACTTGGATTGTTCGAGCCATTCCTTCGCGTAAAAAGCCACTATGCACAGCGTTGCCATCGTTATAAGTCCAGCTTACAGTCCCATCATCGTTTTGCTTATATTTATCGACTAGCAAAAAGTCGTTTTCATCTATAAATTTTAACATTAGAAATTAGCCTTTATTGTTGCGCCACCGGCATTAGCGTAAGCCAAATAGTTAGCCCCAGGTGTGAAGCTACCCGTAAATCTCATCACTAATATACGACTAGAAGAAGCTCCTAAGAACTCAGGCACAGCATCAGAAATTATAGTGCTACCTGTGGCTAAGTCTATAATATTAAAAGCCCCTGTAACGGTTGCGCTTGTTGGTGATGAAAACCCATTCACAGCAAGCTCGAAGAATAATTGACCCGCCACCCTCGCGTAACACAGCTTTACATCGTTGGCGTTAAATATGAACTCATTAAAATTAGTGTTTCCGCTGTCGTAAATGGCGGCCCAAGGTTGCCATGATCCACTGAAGCCGCATCTATAATACAAGCCCCGTTTATTATCATTATCGTATATTTGCGTAATTTGCGCTGATTCTCCCCCGAACCTTTTAAATACCATCAACATACCAGCTTTATCATTATTGTCGGGGAATGTGCCCGCTGAACCAGATTCAGTTCGATAAAAGCCGTTAGGCATATCAAAATCATCAAAATCTGAGTACACTGCACCATTACCGCCCAAACCGCCATACCCAACCGTCAGTACCCTTCCCGAAGTTGTATCGGTTGAGTTCGTAGTTACATCAGCCGAAGCAGCCGTACCGACTAACTCTTGGATTTTATTAACTGTCTTAACAACGTGCGCGATTCCATGACTATCAGTAAGTGTTGCTGTTTCATCTTCTGAGGTTAGCCAGTTGCGCAACTCATCTAAAAATAATTGCTTTTGGTTAAACTGTACGGCTATTTGTCCTGCTATACGTGTAAGTATGGTTCCCGAAGTGTTTCTTAATATTGCATATTCAACATCGCTTGCTGTTGAACCTTCAAAGCCACGATCAAGTGTAATACTTGTGTCACTATTAACGGCTATGACTTCGTACCAAGTTTTTGCGTCAATTGTGAACGCGTCACCAATAGCGATAGCAATAACATCGTTTAGCCAATTGCTACCAATACCTACAATTGCTGCGTTGTTGTTTGTTACGCTTACTGTTCCTACGCGATACCACGCGCCTGCGCTTGCTGCCATGTTACTGCCCCTTCTCTTGCGCCATCATTGCAACGTCTGCTTGGCTTTTCTCGCCTAACTGACTTTTAAATGCGTTCATGTGCATTTGGCTCTTGTTTGGATTAGCCGCATATTCCGCGTCTTTCATGTATGAGCGGTATAAAATCCATTCAATGATTGCGTTAACGTAAATATCATCGAGCGCGATAACTTCACCCGACTCGTTATCTGTCAAGCTGATAGCTGGCGGTGCTTTTGAATAAACCAGCGTAAGCTTTACATTTTCTACAACGCCTGGGTAAACATAAAACGTTTTGGGGTTGCGCTCGTCATAGATATACAACTCAACTTCGCTTGCTTCTTTGCCTGCATACCATGTGTCGTAGTTGTCATCTAAAACCTGTCGATTGTATGGGCCGCGTATCGCACGCCCCGACTCATTTCGAGTTACATCAATAAGTTTCAATGCGTCAACCGGCAAAAACTGCTTAGTACCTTCTACACACGCAAAATCATCGGTGTCTACAGTGAAAGAGTCAGGACGGCGCAATACAATTGCACGCTGCGCGTCATTTAGATAATTAAGCAATTCCTCTTTGGTCCAGCGTGTAAAGTTAGGATCGTTAAGGAGCTTATTAACGCGCATTAAAATTTCATTTGAGGAAACAATAGCCATTAGTAAAACACTCTTTGTTGTGTAGGTCTTTGCTCGTCTAGTGCCTCGATAGCAACTTGAAAAGCATCGCGGTAGCCATCGGTAAAACGGCGTTTAAAGTAATCAGACTTTGCCAGATCAGTCCATGCAGTATTAGGCATCATTAATAAATTCGCTGTGGCTCCATCGGCAATCGCATCAGCCCAGCGGTTAACAATGGTGTTATCAGCATCAAAGTCATTAGGTAGCATGAATTGCGGGGCTATATGGTAAAACACACGTACTTTAGGTGTCGTGTTGATCACGGTTACTGTGCCGTTTGACGATACCAAGTAGTCATCTGAGCTTTTAAGCTCGCTACCATTGGCATCTAAAACAAAATCAACACTGACAAATACGTGATCATCATCAATGTTAAGCTCCCCGCTTTGGCCTTTCTCAATTTCTTGAGTGCGAGCTAAAAAACGAGACTCATAACAAAACTTTTGATAGGCGCGACCTAGCTGGTCTCTCGCCATCTGATCAAGAACGCCCCCGCAGCGTTCGCGAACTAACGGGATCAAGCTAGATAATTGCGCCATGATTATTCGCCCTAGTCTGTATCTTCGTCAGCAACAGAAGCGCGGAACGCATCACGTACTTTTTTGCAGTATGCTGGTACTGGCTTTTTAGCACCTTCAATAGTTAAATCGTGCGCTTCAACGAATGTACTAAGTTGATTTGAGCTGTACTTGCCTAAGTCGATTTCTTCGCCATCAACGATGATTAACATGCTTGCATCAAGCGCTTCTTGCTTTTCAGCTTCTTCGCGTGCAATGCGTGCGGCTTCGGCTTCTTCTTCTCGTAGTTTTTGGCGCTCGATATAAGCTTTAGCATCTTTTTCAGCAACCCAAACTTCGTTAAAGTCTAAAAAACGCTGAACAAGCTCAGAAGGTACGGCCGTTGGCTCGCCTTGCTTGAAAATAGTGCGGGTATTACATACGGTGTCTTTTTTAAAAGGCTTCTTACCGATGTAAACGATATTCGTTGTATTGCTCATGGATATTCCCCAATAAAAAAGCCCCGCAATAGCAGGGCTTGATTTAAATGTGTATCGAAAAGGCTTAGTAACCTTTGTATCGGTACTCTAGTTGAAGTACAGCTTCTCCGGTTGCCGCAGAAGAACCCGTATTTTTAACAACTAAGTCGCTTGGACCTTCATCACCAATATAAACAGGCTTGATAAATTCGCCTGCATTACCAGCGCTAGCAGTATTAAAAGCGGCTAAGTCCTTTTCACCACCTGAATGATCAGCAACCTGAACTGTTAGCTCAGTGCCAGTACCTAGCGCATCATTAATAATACGAACGGCAGTGATTTGCGTGCCAATAGGCAAACTTTCTGAGGCGATAGCTGTAGCATCAACCGCTAGGGCAGCAAGTGAAATCGTTGCTACGTGTAGCGATAGGTTACCAGCGGCACCTTTATAAAATGTTTCTTTCATAATTTTATCCAATTACTAAAAATTAAAGTGAAAGCCGGATTGCTCCGGCATAAAGGGCTTACTGTAGAGATACAGCCGTATCAATTACCATCGTTCCGTAATCGTTTACGCGACCTGTTTTGTCAGAGAAGCGTACTTTCTTACAACCATTCATCCATACGATAGCTGTTTCGTTCGCATTGCCGTGGTCGGTTTTCTCTGTAGTCATAGAGAAGTGCGAGCCTGAATCAGACTTACCGTAAGCATTCGCAAGCGCTTGACCACCAAGAAGGATTGCACGATCGATAGTTGTACCCGCTTCAACAATTTTAGTTGTCGCCAGTTTATCGTTGTTCGATACAGTCACTTTATCACCTGCATAGAAACGTACAGGTTTCTTGTATAGACGAACAAGAATGTTGCGCCACATGATCACATCACCTTTAAATACCGGGTGATTAAAACCTTGGCCGCGTTTAATAGCGCGTGATTGTAGCTCTTGTAACTTTTTATCAGTCGCAGAAGCCCAAAGGTCACGCCATTGGCGCGGTGTTACGAATAACAAGAAGAACGGCGACTCGTTAGCCATTTGGTCAGCTTCAAAGCTAATGTGCTTCATTGGGTTAGCTTGTTCTTCCAAGATAAGCGCTAAATCGTCCAGCTTTTCAAGCGTCATAATATCCGCAGCATCAATCGCTTCAAAGCTTGTCGCATCACCGCCAAACTGGTGACGGTCATACGTTGGAGCCGTAACGTCATTAACCATGATTTCTTTAAATTCTTCATGATCTTCAAGTGGGATAATAATATCGTCCGGTGCAAAAGAACCACGCGCACCGGCCAGGTGGTACATAGCAACTTCATCTTTCAGATCGTTGTAGTAGTTACCTAATAGTGTTTTAGCAGTGCTAAGCAGGTTATGCTTAGTACGCTTTTGCGACATTTTACCACCGCTATCAACCATCTTACGGCCTTGGTCAATGCGCAATTCAAATACTGTTTTGCTTAAGCTCTCGCCTCGGCCTTCCAGTTTTTTATCGCCCATTGTTGGTAAGCCGCTTAGGTTGTGGAATAAATCCATTTCAACCGCATCACCGGCTTGGCTTTGCAAGTCGTTAATCATAACCACTGGCGCGCCCTTTTCACTTTGCTTTTTGCCGTGGGCCATATCAGCTTTAGCCGATTTTGGTGCAGAGCCGGTTAGCATGTTCACGAACGTATTTTGACGGCGTGTATGTGTAAACAGGGCAGCACCAAACGCTTTAGCCGCTTGTGCTTTTGTAATCGTGCTCATTTTAATTTCCTAGAGATAATCTGACACGCTCTCAAGCATTGCTTCTACTTGCTGCTCCGTCATACCTTCCATTTCGGCTGCGATAGTCGCTGCGTCTTTTTCAAGTAAGCCGGCACTAGCACTTAGATCATTTGCCTGTGTGCCTATGTCAGTAGGTGTATTTGGGATTGGTGCAGAGTTTGCGT